CACTTCTATCTCTCCTTTAACTGTTCCTTCTCCTCCAGTCAAAGGGTTATTATAAACATAAGTATCTAAATCGCTGTCAAGATCTTTTATTAAATGTTTTTGATTGTATTTTGTTTCTGAAATAAGTTCTATATCTGAAAAATATCCTTCTCCATCATAATCAGCTGTAAAAGAAAGAGTTTCTTTTTCTTTTTCATACTTCACATTAGATATTTCTTTATGATTTATAAATAGGTCTCCAAGAACAAATTCTCCATATAGTTCTCCTTTTCTTGGAGGAGTGTATGACCATTCTTCAAAAGAAAAATAAAAATTATCCTCATCATCCTTTAAAATTTTCTTTTTTAAATCTAATTCTAATCTCATAATAATCCTCCTATTTTATAAATCCTTGTTCTTTTAACAGTTTATTTAACTCAGGTAGAATAATATCTTCATACAATTTATTCTTCTCTTCTTGAACCTGAGCCATAGTCATTTCATAAGCATCTTCCATCTCTTCAAGATCTGTAGCTTCGTATTTCTTCTCTAAGAGTTCTCCTTGCTCCCAGAGAGCTTTGTATTTCTTATGGTATTTATTTATAATAGACATAATCAACTTTATTAATTCAGGAGAATAGTTTTTAGCATAATAAGGTTTTATTTTACCGTATTGTAACCATGTTTCAATTTCCTTATTTATTTCTTTTTTTAACCCATTGCCAGTTACTGTCTGAATTTCTTTATCTTTAAGTAAAAGGTTATGTAACTCACTTAAAGAATTATCTTTAATGTTTATTCTGTATCTCATAAAGGTTTCACCTTCCACTTCCAACGACCGTTTACTGTTGCCCAGTAAGAAGCATCTTCTGCTTGTTTTCTTGTTTTAAATATTTTAGCATTTGATATAAGGAATTTGTTATCTGATTTATTATTACATAAATACAATGGTCCATCATAATAAGATTCTGCATCGGTATATACGACAAATCCTTTACCGTAGTTAGTATCTTTGTCTCTTTTTTCAATGTATTTTTCATTTTCTTCGTAATATTTAAAATCTTCAATCATTTCTCTTATTTCAGATCCACTGAGATTGAGACCTAGATCTAAAGAAGTATCAACAATTGTAGAAAAGTCATTACCTTCTTCAATCATCCTTTTTATAATTAAAAGAGATTCTTTTTCAGAATAATCTTTGTCTATTAACTTTATTCTAATAATCTCTTTCTTCATAATTTACCTTCCTTAACTAACAATACTTTTCCCAAACAGTCTTGTAGAACTCAAGTTCTCTTTTAATCATGTAAGGTCTACCTTCTTCATTTCTTAAAGCTTGGTAATATTCAATATTATTGTGTTCAATAATATCTTTTATGTTAACCCATCTTAAAGTAAGACCATCTTTTATTTCTCCAGGTTCTAATTCTCTATTTTTTAAATCCACTTTATCTATTTCTATTAAATAGTATTTAGACAGAGTATCGTCTGGAATAGTATAAATGTCCATGATATGTTCTAGTACTTTTACTTTTGTTGCTCCTACTTCTTCCCACATTTCTCTTTTAAGAGCTTGAAGTAATTCTTCTCCTTCATCTAGATGTCCTCCAGGACTCATATAGGTTCTATATTTTTTGTAGTAACACACAAGTATCCTGCCTTTTTTATCAAAAACTAAACCTCTAAGGGTTGTTTCTTTCGGATTCTCTAGAGACATAAGGCAGTCCTACTCTTTCCAACGATAATTCTTATCAAACATCTCATCTATTGCAACATTGTCCCAGTCAATATTCTTATCTTCAAGCTTATCTTCTAAGACTTTCCACACTTTTTCTTCCCAATTTTCATAACCAGATATAAGGTCTACAAACTCAAACTCTATATCTTTAACTTCATATTCTGTTTCTTCTTTATTTCCAAGGTCACTTATAATTAGATCAACATCAAACAGAACTTTCTTGCCTTCCAGTTCTTTAAAAACCAATCTATCATAATTAGAATCAATAATACCTAATTCCTCAGATAAAATATTTTGAAGTTTATATAAAACATCCTTTCTTCCTTGATATTCCTCTAATTGTCCTTTAGTCTGTTTTATAAATTCTATTGTTATTCTATTTATTATAAGTTTCTTTAATGCCTCTAATGTCATAATAATCCTCCTTATATTTCAGCTAATTGCATCTGAATTCTTCTCTTTATGTTTTCGCTTGGAGTTACTCTTTCAAGATTACTTAACCTATCATCAGTATAATCTCCATTAACATGATCTATTTCTTTGTTATAATTTACTCTACTTATGTTGTTAGCAGTATACCAAGTAAGTATATTCTTACCTATAGATAGAACTTTACCGTTTACTCTAGCTCTGTAAATTATTTTTCCTACTTGTGTTTTTGCTCCTATTTGTGTCGAATGAGAAGTTTTCTTATCCTTATAGGCGGGATACCAATTCTTCTTGTCCGGAGAGTAATAAACTTTAGAACCTAGTTCTTCTCTTTCTCCGATCCTTTTAGCCCAATACCCATTGTTAGATTTTACAACACAGCTTAAATCGATATCTGAAGGCAATTCCCTTTTTTCTTTATCTATAAATCTAATGCGATAACCGTTTTTAGAATCAATGAACTTCTTGTTGTCTAAACTCATGTCTTACACTCCCGTTACTAAAAGATATATAATCAATACAACAAAAACAAATAATAAGAATTTAATAATGAACATAATTAATTTCTGCCAAACCTTAATAAGAATCATAAGAATTAATAAAACTATCACAACCAACATAATCCATTGAACAGTCGTAACTTCTTGAATATTGCTAGGCAGATTAAAAAAGTCAGCTAAGCTTAAAATTGTTAATGCTAATAAATTAATCATTTTCTATACCCCACTATTTCATAATTGTCGTTTTGTCCTAACGGTTTTCTAATTAAATTCTGCCAGATCCATTTGCCTTTTGATGGACTATTCAAAAGAGATCTGTAATACAACCCTTTCAAAGGGTATTTGATTAAAACAATACTATTCCCTTTTTTCTTTGATTCATTTTTAAATTCTACAAATAAATCTTTACCAATCTTCTGAACACTTTCTAACCAAGAACTAGTTACCCAGTTTTTAGCCGTAGTATGTATGTTTTGTTCGTTTAAACGAAGAACTGTTAAATTTGTAGATTTATTATTAGAATTATTACCATCAATATGAATAATAATATTCTCTTTATTTGAAACCCAGTTAAGAGGAATACTCTGAGGAGCTATTTTACTGAAAGAATACTTGTTCCCATTCTTGTAAGTTATAAATCCTTCTGAAGTGCTCCCCCATAAAAATATAACTAATCTATGCACAAAAAGACGGACTCTAGCACCAGAAGTCAGTCTTATATCTATTCTTTCTCTTCCGTTATATCTGTCTATACTAGGTTTAAACCAAGTTTCTCCTTTGTCTTCAGAGTATGCAACATCTTTACCTTCATTATTAACACCAAGTAAAATACCTTTATATTCTGTATAACGTAAAGGTTGACTGACTTGTGTGGCATCAATAAAACGGAAATTATATTTAATTGTGTCTGTTAACTTAAGCTTAAATTTCATAATACACTCCCCTGATTAAAAACACAAATAAAAATACTAGTATTGCATGTATTACTGGAATTAAGCTTTTTCTTTATTTTTATTATATCATATAAAAATTAAAAAATATATTAAAAATATGAAAAAATCGATATATTTTTTATTATACCGTAATTTTCTAATATTTAATTATTTAATATCTTTATTTTTATTACTTTCTTCTAGCTCTTTTTCTGTTTTAGAATCTTTAGGTACAAGTTTAATCTTCTCTGTTTTTACAGGTTTATCTGGAATCAATTTAACTTTTTCTACAACTGCAGGATCTGAAGGTACTAATCTAACTTTTTCTACTTTAACAAGAGGTCTAATCTTATATTTGACTTTCTTGTTTTCATTTTTCTTTTTGTTCTTTTCTTGTTCCCTTAAATCATAAATAGTCTTGAGCTTATAAGGAGCAATACCTACTCCATATTCGTCTGCATGAGATATAACTTCTTGTTTAATATCTTCTTCATCATATACTCCCATGTCTTTAAGTTCTTTTAAAGATTCAGTAAATGCTTTAAATCTTTCAGATCTTTGTTCTGGTTTTTCTGGAATAATAGTATTGAAAGAATAATCTAGAGCAGACATTTCATCATCATCAGCTCCTGACATCAAACAAATAAATTTAATTAGTTTATTTAATGGATGTCTAAGATATTCTTCTTGTTTACCATTTACTTTCCCTTGGTACCACAAGTACTCAGAATCGGCATTACCGCTAAGTCCTCCTTTAGTATCTCCAAACAACAACAATTTTGACATCTCTAAAATAGCACACATATCGTCTTTATTAGTCTCCATAAGATCTGCAAGACCGCTTAATCCTCCGAATGTAAATTGATTGTAAGCATCTTCTTTATCTAGGAAGATTAAACTGTTGTTATTTCTGTATCTGTTAACCATTTCTAGTCTAGCTTCAATTTCTGCTTGTGATTCAGGGTCAGCTAGTGCAGAAAACAAACCTTTCATTCCTGACATTTGAACTACTTCTAATAAAGCTTTATTAGTCAAAGCGATAATATTGTGTTTAAGTTGTTGATCTTTCATCATTTCTGTATATACATGAGATAATTGTGAGTAACCCCATCCTTGAAAAATATCTTTAACAATTTTTGGTGCTTCTCTAAGAATAAATCTCATTACATAACCATGGTGAACATTTGTCAACTTATCATCCTCTGTTGCTAATACAGTATAAGACATTGGTAAACCATAGTCATCATCCATAATATCTTTAACTTTATTTCTATCCGTATTTAATTGCCATCTGTCAAATACCTTTACTACTATCTTCTTAGCTTTTCTAATTAAATTTAAATCAGGAGCTTTAGAGTAATCTGTTACCGTATCAAACATAATTACACCAATAGATCCTCCAAAAAGTTGAGTGTTTTTCATAGCTGAAATAAGAGGAGGTTTAACAGTATTAAATAATTTCTGAGAATGTTTCTTTTTAATAACATTGTCTAAATTAGGAGTTATCCCTGCCTTAATTAAGTCTTGCGATAAGGTATCAACGGCTATTTTAAATATACCGCTATTATCATACATAGCAATACTCAACCACCAATTTAATGTAAGATTATTATAATTAAGAGTAGCAAGACTTTCTAAAGGATTGTCTGCTCCAGTTAATGTCATTGGATTAGCATAAGCATCCCTTATTGTTTTATATTTCTTTTTATTTTTAGGAGTATATTTATCTTTATCAAACAATTTCAAAGCTCGTTCTTTATCTTTGTTTACAATTTCTTTTGTATAATCTTTTAAATAATCCGCTTGTAATTCAACTTCATCACGAAAAGAATTCTTGTCATCAAGACTGTAGATTGCTGTTATTTTATCGAGGATGCTATTCACATTGATTGATTTATTTTCTGGCATAATATTTCTCCCTTATAAAGTATTATATCATATAAATAAAAGTTTTCATATATTTTAATATATCTTTTTTATTAATTTAAAAATCGTTATAACAGTAACTAACAGAACCTGTCTTAAGAACTCCTGTACTTTGAGTCTTTTCAGTTCCAGTAGCAGTTATTGTAAAATTATATCCATAAGGTAAACTTACACTAAACCCAGAAGCAACAGTATAAGTTGCTGAGGATCCTGCAGATAAAGTACCTAAAGTTACTCCATCCTTTTTAATAACCGCAGAAACAGTGTCATTATTTGTCACTGAAACTTTTAAAGTATTTACATTATTATCAACTTGACAATAAGGAGTGCCTACAGTAGGAGTAGCTGTTTGTATATCTTCTAAATAATATTTAGAACGAATTGTGTTTTCATACACAGAATCTTTACCTGCATTATCTCCTGAATTAGGATCCCAAGACTGAGTAGATTCTATCCTATAATCGTATCCAATAGGAACAAGATAACTTATAACTGTGTTTTGTCCTGGAGGAACTATAGTATAACCTTGTCTATCTACTATCTCTCCATTTTTATAAATAGTGTAATCTATTCTAACAGAGAAAGAATTCTGGTTGTTTGCTGTTAATACAAATTCAGCAGTAGATTGATCTATGTCTCCTGCAGAAGCTGTCAATATTGCATTAGTTGCTGGAGTGTATCCTTCTGTTTCATCTTTAGTGTTATTACAAGGAACATTCAAAACAGATAACATTTGTCCTGCATTTAAAGTAAATCCAGGAAAAACTCCAGGTTTTACTTTAAGTTTCATGTGCAACCTATTAGCATAAGCAAACCACTGAAAACCTCCTCCTAAATTATAAGTATCAGGATTCATGTAACTGAGATTGCTTCCTAAGGCTACACTTCCGTAGTAACTTCTAGATATTGTACTACCTGCTACTCCTGATTGAGAAGAGTAAAAATATATACTTCTATTATCACTTAAAGTAACATTATCAGGAACAAAACTCTTATCTGCTTCTATAGAATAAGACTGTCCATCATATATATCTCTAGATTTGAAATTAAAATATAGTGATCTTGTCCATCTAGCATAAAGAGTTTGTCCTGGAACAGGAGTATTAACCCATTGTCTTGAACTATCTATGTATTGAGTTCCCCCAGCACTACTAGAATAATACCCCAAGAAAGTGGCACTTGATCCTCCAACTTTTTTAGTTCTAGAAGAAACAATAGGTAAAACACCATTTAAAATACGTAGTACAGTATTATCATCTCTATTATTATGAACAAGAGTAACACTATAAGGAGCTGTAGAATAGAAATTGTAAGTAGTCCCCACATTTAAAATATACTCTCTATTAACAGGAGTAGTATCATTTAATTTAAGAGTAATGTATTCTGTGTCGTCTAATAAAGGAATATAAGGAACAGATCCTATCTTATGAGTCCTGCTAAAAGTATAAGAATAAAGAAGAAAAGTATCTGTCCCTGCTTTAATATAAAAATTAGCTGTTCCTATTGGAGACTGAGTTAAAGGAAGATTAGAATACTCTGTTGAATCATTTAAAGGAAACAACATAACTATATTACAAAGAATAAGATTTATATCGTTTCCATTATATCCAGCTATCGTACTTTCTAAATAGGTGAAATCTTCATTGCAAATCATATAATCTAAAAAGTTAGTGATATTAAAGTTATTTTCTGTTCTAGACCAACTTGGAATATCTGAATTATCTCCTTCTTTTAGAAATTCCCATCTAGGAGCAGAGGTATATAAATTATTATTATCTGCTTTTTTAGAGCTGTCTTTAAATACATCAAGAATACCAGACTCATCATAGTAGTAACCTTCTAATTGTTTATCATCAAAAGGTTCATCATTAAAATCTTCATAAGAAGAAACTCTTATAAGTTTAGGGTCTAGAGGTATTGCTTTGTAAGAAACTGTTTCAGCATCTTTAACTACAGTATTTATCTGACTAGGGATTGAAAGACCAGAAATATCTATAGTAACTGCTACTCCTGAAGGAAGGGAATGTTCTTTTATTAACATCTTAATAGGAACTTTAAACTCCATTCTTATGAGAACAGAAGATAATCTTGCATCTATTGAAGATTTTACTAGCTGTAAAGAAGATCGTGTAAAAGTTAGAGTTTTATTTGTAGAATTAATAACCATATAAAAAGTATTACTGTACAAATAAATTGTCTGATTGCTGTTAAAATTAAAAGAAGTGTATTGTTGAGTATCTTTATTTATATAACTGAAGTTAATATAATTAGCAAGGTTTCTTCCTCCTCTTAAAAAGCTTAAAGACCAAGTATAACTATTATTTCTTATCATTTGACTTAGAATATTATCGAAACTTAATCCTAAATGAGAGTTTACTGTGTGTTTATTAAATACTTCATTTATATAATAACCAGATCCTCCTGAATTATAAACCTTTACTGATCTATTAGGCATAAGAGGCATTGAAAAGACAGGTCTATCCACTATAACCAAAGAGGTATCTTCAGGAGATACCTTGTTCCCATTCATTTCTAAAATTAAATTCTTAGTATACTCTTGGTTTAGTAATTTACTCATATTACACCTCTTTATTTATATTACTACTGAATATTAATAACAATATTTCCATAAGAGTCATAAGTTAAAGCTGTTTTATTAAGCTTACTTGACATTTTTGTTTCTAAAGTTTGTGTTTCATCATATTGTTTACCGCTTAAAGGATTAGTAGTATTAATAGTTGCTTCCTTAGTAGCTACTAAAGTCCAAACTGCTTTACCTGTTCCTAATTCTGAATCAGTAGAAGAACTTGTTATAGTAGTTGTAACTGGTATATTAATATACCCTTTTTTATCTACGTCTAGTCCTAACGGAGATTTAATAACAGTGCCTCCTATAACAGTACCTAATTTAATTCCTCCTAAAGCAAGAACAGTAGCTTCAGGAATAGAAGTAAGATAATCTCCTTTTTCTTGGTAGGTATCTTCTAGGAAAGCAGTTAAAGTTTGTGAAGAATTGTAGAGCTTTCCTCCTAAAGGATTATCTGTATCAATAACATCTTCTTTGTCCGAAATTGCATCAGACAAATCGCTTACTAAACCACTAAGATAATCTGCAAGAGTTTCTGTTTCGTTATAGTGCTTACCACTTAAAGGATTAGCAGTATTAATTTCATCCTCTTTTTCTCCAATACTATTGTTCAAAGTCGTTTCTAAAGTACTTAGAACAGTAGCTAGTGTATCTGTTTCATCATAGTATTTACCACTTAAAGGATTAGTAGTATTAATTGTGTTTTCTTTAGTTCCAAACATATTAGCTAAAGTTTGTGTAGCATCATATTGTTTACCACTTAAAGGATTAGTAGTATTAATTGTGTTTTCTTTAGTTCCAAGAACAGTAGCTAGTGTATCTGTGCTATTGTAATATTTTCCTGATAGAGTATTAGACTCACTTAATAAAGGTTCTTTTTCATTTGCTACTTCTAGAACATCTGAGATAGCTTCTCCAAGATCATTAACTATATCTTCTAAATAAGCAGACAATGTTTGTGTACTATTATAGTATTTACCACTTAAAGGATTAGTAGTATTAATTGTGTTTTCTTTAGTTCCAAACATATTAGCTAAAGTTTGTGTAGCATCATATTGTTTACCACTTAAAGGATTAGTAGTATTAATAGTTGCTTCCTTAGTATTAAACTGGTTAGATAAATAAGTAGACAATGTTGTATTTCCAGAATAGTATCTACCACTTAGACCAACAATAGTTGTTATTGCAGGTTCTTTAGTTCCTATAGCATTATTTATTCCAGAAATTATAGTAGCTAAAGTATCTGTTCCACTGTATATTTTACCGCTTAAAGGATTAGTAGTATTAATAGTATTTTCTTTACCTGAAATTAAAGCATTAATTCTAGCAGTTAAAGCAGAGGTGACTTTTGTTTTAAATGTATCAATCGCTGTTTGCCCAGTATTAGGAGTTTCAAAATCACCAACAGTATCTCCTTTAATCCAATCTAAAAGAGAAACAGTAACTAAACTCACTTCTCTTAAACCTGTATTCACATCATCACTCTTAGCAACAGTATTTGATTGTAGTCCTGCTAAAAATAAACTAGTTCTCTCTGATTCTTCAGTAGTATAAACTTGTTTATTAACACCAAACACTGTAAATTTATTTATAGCCATAATTATCCTCCTATGTTAATTCTATTCCCAGTTAGATCTATCCCATTCAGATTGATCCCATATTAATTCAATTGTTTTTCCTCCTAGAGAGTAAGTTGTTATTACTCCTAAGTAGTTAAATGAGTAGGCTCCATTAACAAACAAAGTAGCTTCCTCTAAAGTTATTTCTTCATTTAATACGAGATTAAGATTTAATTCTGGATAAGTTTCAAAAACTCCAGGAGACACTTCTTTGGTGATTTCTCCTTCTATAAACTGAATAGAAATAGAGTCTCCAAACAAATAATTAAAATTTGTTATAAGGCTTTTAATAGTACCATCAAAGTTGCTTTGCAACAGCTTGAATTTTATAAGTCTTAAAAGAATATCATTAGGAATACTGATGTTAATAGCGGTGCTTTCAACATAGTCATAATCCCAAGTTCCTCCTGATTCATAAATAGATGTTACTTTATTGCCTGAAGCCAGATAAAAATTTCTATTTATTCCAAAGTAGGATGCGATGGCTTCTAAACTTTTATTGTAATCTTGCACGGTATCCAGAGAAAAACTCTCAATAATTTTTTCCTTTGCTTCCTGACAATCAAGAAATATTTGAACAACTTCAGAATAAAATTTATTAAACGCTTCATCTTCTCTAATCCACAAAGGGACAAGATACAAATACTCTTTTATCTCTTTCATAACACTACACTCCTGTTATATTAATAACAAGTACTCCAGCTTCTTCAACTACAGGGTAGTACTCATCATTGTTAGTAGCACTCGTTCCCCCAAGAGTTATGTTATTAATTAAAAATTGTTTATCTGCATTCTCATATAAATAACTCATTAAACTTCCTAAAACTAAATTTTCTCCTATTTCTAAAGAACCAAGATAAGTAGTTACTAGAGATTTAATAAAATCAGAAGTGGTATCACTATTGTAGTTTAACCCCTCAGAAATATCTATTGTTATTTCTACATTTTGTTTTTCTTGAGCTTCTATATAGAAAATATCATGAGTCAAATCAGTATTTTGAGGATCTTCATAGACATAATCTCTTATTACTGAAGGATCAAGCTGTCCTTCTGGATTCAAAGTAATAGAGCATAATCCTTTATAGTTTGCTATTATTTCAGAAATAGCATCTTTATCAATTTCAGTAGGGTATAAATTGTTATTGTATTGTATGATAATAGCTATTTGAGTAGGAGGTAAATCCACACCCTCGGTAGTTACTCCTATAGTCTTTTTAAGTTTTAATCTTATGCTAGAATCCAGATCATTATTATATATTTTTACATTTTTAACATAATCATTTTCAAGCAATATTTTAATTAGTTGTTCTTTTATAGTAACAGAATTTCTTATTGGAGTATTCATTGTCCTGTCTCTTAAAGATATATCATCCTCATCGAAAGTCCCTTGAATAAAGTTAGTTAAATATCCTGGAGTAGACAATCCTTCAGAAGAGATTGGGTTTAAAACAATAAAAGAAGAAGGAGCTTCCACTTCTCCATATTTATCGCAAATAACATTTAATTGAATAACAACAGGATCAACAGCAGAAGTTAAATCTTGATTAACTGAATTTAAATTTCTCCAAATATTGTTATTCTGGTCTTTTATAGACAAATAACTCCAAGAGTAGTTTCTTCCCTCTTCTAAGGTTAATAATAAAGTACCTGAAGCTCTAGTTTTAGTTTTCCTATGAACATTAACTAGATTACTTAAAGTATCAAGCATTACTCCGTAGCTATTTCTTATATTAAAAGAATTGTATAAACCCTGAATAGATTCAAAAGTATCTCTTATTGTTGTAGATAAAGCTTCTACAATTATACCATCAGGGTAGCTAGGATTAAAATTTATATCTGTACCATAAGCTTCTGAGATAATAGTTTTTAAATATGTTTTAATTTCTTCCTTAGTAGATATCTTTAAACCACTAGAAAGAAGCTCTATAAGTTTATCTGCCATACAATTCCACCTTCTTTATTCTTATTATATCATACCAGAATATAAAAATATATTAAATTTTATAAAAATATATTAAAATATCGGTATTATGTGTTTCCTGTAGTTTGAGCATAAACATCTCTTGCTATTGCTTCAACTTCCATTATAAAATCATTACCTCTTGAATCTAAAGAATAACTTATTCTCATGATTCTGTAAATCCCTTCTTTGTCTAAATAATAACCTGAATTAGCTTTATCTAGATTAGTCCAGTCATCTAATAAAGGCAGATTAATATCATAATTATTTAATCTGACATAATCAAACAACTTAATTTTAGAGTTTAAAATCATACTAAAAACAAGTCTTCTATCCCCATTCATCGAAGGAATATTTATAAGACCTGTTTCAGAATTTATAGGGTATATTTTTTGTTCATTTTCAGAAGAATTTAAATTAATATAGTCATCTACATCAAAAGTACTTGTTCCTGACCAGTCATATATCATATCTATAGAAAAATTCTTAAGTATCTGTCCAAGGTCTGTAGGTTTAACAGCTCCTGTTGTAGTTTCTAGAAGTTTTTGTTTATCTTCCTCAGTAATGCTTAGTCTTATATCAGGATTATTAGAATTAATATAGATTTCATTTATAAGTTGATATAAATTGTATCCTGCTTGATAATTTAAAGCCATCAATCCTGGATAACTTGCTAAAGCTTCTGCATTACCAGATATTCCAAGGAAACTAGTTATAACATTCTTTCTTGCTTCTATTTTTGTACCCATCCATATTAAAGAACCTTTAAAAAGAATATCTAAATCAGCATCTCTAACAGTGTTTCCTAACTTCCAGGCACTCCCTAAGTATCCTGCTTCAACTGTTATTCTCTTATAGCTAGCATTAAGAATATGAAGCCTTATAAAAGCAGACAAATTAGTAATCTCTAAAACTAATTGAGTAGCCTTATTAGATTCTCTTATTATAGAACACGCTACTCTGAATTCATCAGGATTTTTATTTATGATAACAGGAGGATACAAAGATTGTATTTTTAATTTTTCTTCATAGGTCAAAGCTCTTCTAATTTCTCTAGCTCTTTTTTCAAATAAAGGATTTAAGTCAGGAAAAATAGTTACTCTTAGATAACGATTATATAACTTCATAGTCCCACCTAAAAATAGAATTCTGGATGTTGTCTTTATTTATTTCTTTGTATCTATAAAGTCCTTCAGAATCTATGTATCCTTCTTCTGACACACATTGAAGAGATCCTAAACCCATATGTCTAAAAGAATCAAAGAGGTTATTTAAAGACCAAACAAGAAAATAAGAATCTACTTTTAATACTAAATTCTTATATATAGTTAGAGCGTATTTTTGCTCTATATTATTCCACCTAAATTCAAATCTAAAAGAATCTAATCCTGCTTGAAATTCTATGTAGTGATCGCTGTTTGTTCTTAATTTAAATAGTTTAGTTACTTTTTTAGACATAAAATTTCCTCCTGTCTCTATACTAAGGTTTCAATAGCACTAAAGGCATTTCTTCCTACTCCTCCTCCTGTACCTGCACCTGGAGATCTTGAGGGTATAACCGTAGTAATAGATCCTTCTATTTCTGCTCTTTCTACCATTACTACTTCAATAAAACTTAAAGATACATCTATTTTAGAAGCACTTTCATCCAGTGTAAATTTAATACTATTTAACAATTGATTATTATACAATACTCCTTTTTTACATACAGTAAATAATTGATTATTTTCTAAAGCTTTTTCAAACCACTCAACAATAATTTCTAGTCTAGAACTCTTATTTTCTGTAAATAAAATATCTGATTTTTTAATAGGTAAAACTCTTTCTTTGTTTCTTTCTCCAAAAGAACCAGATATACCTACAGTAACAAGATCAACTATTCTATTTTCTTGCATGGAAGAACCTAAAGTAGCATCAATAGGATTTTCAGTAACATTAGCTGTTTGATCTATAGACAAGTCAGAATTATAATCAAAGAATATATATTTAGGATTACCATAATTTAATTTTAGATAGGTTATATCTTGTAATTTCATTTTTATGTCCCCTTTGCTAGATATTAAAAAGAAGCAATAACTTTTTCTTTTCTAATTATTGAATTATAAGAAGAAACTAAAGATAAATCTCCTTTTGCAGAAGAAATAGGAAGTTCCTTTTTTGTATCCTCTTCTTCAAAAGAAACTACAAGAGATTCTTGATCGCTGTATATATCTCTTTCTATTACCGCATCTGTTAATGGAGGAGAGTAAGGTATTCGTGGTTTTTGCTCTTCAACCATAGCATCAAAATACAAGCTAGGATTATTTCTAAACAATATTTCAACAAAAGTTAAATCTACTTTGACACTGCTTACTGAATTTGAATAAGAAAAAGAACATGCTTTTAACACATAATTCTTATATGTTTTTACTCTTGTATATAAGTAAAATAATCTACCATCATTAAGAAAGCTTAAAAATAGTTCTTGTATATTCTTTAGCTTATTCTTTCCAAACTTGAAAAAAGTAGTGTTTATTTGATCTATTGTTCTTTCACTAAACTGACCTGACATACTTATGACATTTTGATTCTTAAAAGCATGATCTGTTTTATTTTTTCCTCTAACTGTATCAAAAGAACACACAGTAGAGCTTATATCAATGTTAACTTTTTCTATTTTATCAAAAGCAAATTTAATTTCTTTTGTCTCTTTTGTTTTAGGGTCAGTATGAAAAAGAGATATATGAGTCTTGTCTCTCATTATACTCCCTCCCCAATAATTGAAGCAAGTAAAGAAGCAGAAGAAAAATTGCTTTTTTGTATCTCTTTAGAATAAGCTGAAGCTTCTCCAGAAATATTAGAATTAAAGTTAGCATCAACTGTAATGTTCTTTGTTTCATTAGAAATTGAATCTACATTATTATTCCCAGCATAGCTGTTAGCTATAGGGTTACCGTTAGAAGACATCTCAAAAGTATTCTCTATAACAGGCATTTCAAATGCAGGAATCTCTATGCTTGTTTCTATAGAAGGCATTGTAAATGAAGAAGAGGCATCAAAATTAATACTAGTGTCCATTTTATCTTTCTCATTTTTCGCACTTACAAAGAAATTATATAACATTATAATAGCATTATATACACTAGCTATTATAGTATAAATTATTGGAAGAATAGCTTTTAAGATAGCTCCTATCCCTTCAATAATAGGTACTAGAATAGGCATTATCATCTCCATTATCATTCCTATAGTTTGTAAGACTATAACTATAATAGGCAAAAGTTGAAGAATAATAGGAACTAAAATCTTAAATAATTCCATTATAAATTGAAGAGCCATAGTTATAATAGGCATTAATGGAACTAATAATTGCTGTACAATCTCTAAAACGATACTTATTGCTATGGCTATCACAGGCATAAGTTGAACTAATAAAGACACTACAACATTAACAAACATCATTACAATAGGCATAAGTTGAGTTATTAATGGAGTAAGTAGAGTAAGCAGATTGAAAATAATCTGCACTACTGCCCCCAGAGCAAATTGTAACACAGGCATAAGTTGAGACACAATAGAAGCAATAATCTGTCCTAACAAAGCTACAATAGATTTAAACTCTGGAGAATTGAAGATTATCATAACTGAATCTATAACCTGTCCCAGCATGACAATAACCATATCTAATACAGGTTGTAAAACAGTCATAACTTCTTGAAGTTTGAGAGCAACAACATCTGTCAGAACTCCAAATAAAGCTCTTATTTTAAATAAAGAATTACCCATTTCTGAGATAGCACTCATATCAGTGCTTGCATAAGCACTTTCTAAAGTTCCAGTTAAATCAGAAAGAAGATCTCTTTGTCCTTGAGTAAGATAAGCTAAGTCTTCTTTTGATATGTTCATTTTACTCATAGCACCAGAAAGAGACATCGCTTGATTAGAACTTAATCCCATACCTATTTGAAGATCTCTTAATGATTTATTAACAACCATAGAGTTTGAAGATAGAACTTTACTGGCAGTACCGTTGTTTAAATCCATAGCTTCTTTAAAAGAATCAGAAAAAGAATTCTTTATTGACTTGCTTAAATTAGCAAAAATAGAATTTAATCCTTTAAAAGAGTTACCAGAATTTTCTTGTTTCTTTTGTGCTTTTTCTATTTTCTTGTTTACTTTATTCTGAGATTTCTCTTTTTCTTTAGCTATCTTTCTCTGTTTCTTTATCTCATCATTTGTTATAGTCTTCTTAGATTTATCTTCTGCTTCTTTTTGTTTAGTAGGTTTAGCAGATTCTTTCTTAGAGCTAGATTTTTCTCCTGTTACTTTTGTCATAATGGCGTTAAGATCTTTAGCCATACCGTTTAACAACGACAAAACAGACATATCTATCCCAGCTTTTATCTGGGCAGTTATGTCTTGATTTGATTTATTATCGTTAGTAGACTGTTTAGTACTAAAAAAAGTACTCTTGTTTTTGTTGTCCGCCACTATAAACATCCTCCTCTACTTCTTCTTTTTAAGCTTATTAGCATAATACTTATTTACTGAAGCTTCATTTACTTGATTAATAATTCTACATTTAGCCGTTATGAAAAGTTCATCAATCTCCATAGCGTTAATGTCTGTTGCAGTCAAGTTCATTGTAGCTATCATTAAATAAATCAGAGGATGAACGTCTTTAGCAGATTTTAATAAGTGTTTAAGCTTATTAGCTTCAGGGTCCTCATTAAAATAACTAAAGACCTCTGCTACTTTTTTTCCACTTGTTTAACAACATTATTGATAAACAGAGCAACAAGAGAGCCAATAAGCATAGGATTTTTATCTAACTCTTCTAAGTTAGTGTTATCTAATCCTGGGAATTGTACTTCTTTATATTGTCCATCTTTTTCTCTAGAGAATAAAGTGTTCTCTAAAATAAAATTATAGCATTTTTCTAAAGTAGCTTCATCATTACTCTTGTTTGGACCCTCTCCGAATACTTGTCCTAATAAAGTTTGATAAGCGAATAACTTTGTAGGTTTAATCTTCTTGATCTTGAAAAATACTCCCTTTATTTCTGGGGTTTCATAAATTCCTTCGTAATACATAATAGTTCTCCTTTATTATTTATATTTTAATTTTGAAAGTGCTCTAAACGGAATCGAAACTTAGCAATCACTAGCTTAAGAATTTTTCATTCTATTGAGAGCATTAAATCTCTAAAAATAGTTAGTTAATCCTAAAAGGATAGAACAAATGTCCTATCCTAAGTTATTTGACCTGCATCTTTAATTACTTCGTATAAGACTTCTCCAGCTACGAACGTGAAATCACGATCTCCTGCTTCCTCTTCAAAAGCATACTCAGGCATGTTCAAGAAACACCCATTAGCAGTACCAACAATCTTATCACGATAGAAAACAGTAATATTAATTGCTCCTTGATTAGGACTTAATGCTCCATAAGCATTATCGTCATCATAAGAATTAAAAATGTTAGTTAGAGTGTTTGAAAGCTCTGCGAATTGTCTAATTGAAATTGTAACTTCTCCAGTAGGATCTAAAGTTTCATTAATAACATAACCCCCAGTAGCATCTCCTTCTACAGAGAATCTTTCTTGAGATCTTGACAAGGTAATACTTCCCAACATAGATTTATTCCCACCAAAAGAAATAGGATTATCTGTTCCTCTACCAATTTCAATTCTTACTTGAGCTAAACTGTATCTGAATCCCATATTTTACCTCCTAGATAATCTTACCAATGTTATTAATGTATCTAATACCTTTTGAAGTATTGAACACTAAATGAACATCTGGTAAGCTCTTACTTGCAATTTCTGCTGTGTTTCTTGAAGTAACAGGTAGAATGACAATTACATAACCGCCAGTCATCATGTTTCCTTTTGATATTATAGTATAATTAATACCGTTTTTATTTACTGCAATATCTTCTCCAGTATAAACAGATTGAACTAAAAAACCTACATTATAGTAAACTTCTAATACTCTTATTAAAGCAGAATGAACTCTAGTTACAGCATTCTCTGCTTTTAATTTAGTCTTAAGCAACTCTATTTCAGCTAACAGAACATCCTGAGAAATAAAGATTGTCATATATTCCTCAACAATGTCAGTTCCTCCTCCAGTATTTCCTCCAAAGTTTGTAGGAACACCTTTAAATATGTCTAAAACAACATTGGCATTTTGACCTACAACAGACCAGTTTAATCCTGTAGAATTTGTTACAGGAGTAAGAGTAGCTTCTTCTGTGAAACAGTAATCTGAAATACTTGCTGGATTATTTAAATCAATTTTTGATAAGTGAGATAATATCGCCATACACGAATAATTGTAAGATGTTGTATATTTATATACAGCATTAACTGATTCTCCAAATACAGCAATATCTGCCAATAAAATAACATCTAAAGCAATCATCTTACGGAAAGCTGTACCTTCTGAAACTTCGATATTGTCCAAATGAGCAATTAATCCTGCTCTATCAGATTCAAGTAATCCTCCATCATAAGTAGTATTTTCTCCTACAGTTGTAATTGTTCCTCTTTGAACAGAGAAAGCCACAACCTCTAGAGGAAGATTATCAATTACATCTCGATAAATACCTAAACTTGTTGAAGCATCTAAGAGATTTACTTCTGCTCTTACAAGCAAAATACTTTTACCTCCATTATTGAAAAATACTTCACAAGCTTTATAAACATCGCTTGTTGTAGGGTACAGTTTATTAGTAGGGTTTCCTACTTCTCCTGCATTAAGTATTTCAGTAATAGAAGTATAAACTAAACTATCGCCTTTATTATCATCTGGTCTGACATTACTTGAAATATAAGCAACAGTTTTATTTCTACCTGTGGAAATTACTGTGTCCCTAGTAATATGAACATTTATAAAATCCTGTAATCTTATAGCCATTTTTTTATTTTCTCCTTCTTTTATTATTTATGGGTTTGAATGTCCCCTATTACTTCAAACTCTTCTGACACATCGTCATCAAAGTGTAATTCTATAACAATAACAAATTGTATTCCTCTTTTGTCCCAGAATTCTCCAGCTACCTCTTCTGTCTCAAAAGTAATTGATGGGTTTTGAGTTAATAGAGAAATGTTATTGTTTTCGAGATATGCTTGAACACTCCTAGACCATAATCGTGCTTTAAACTTTAAAGCGTAAAAGTCAGATTCCTCTCCATTAAATAAAACCTTAATATTAAATCTAGTGGTAATAGCTATCTTATTTTCAGGAGCACCTTGTTCGTCATTGATAATTACAGATTCTCCCCCATTATCTCCTTCTTCTATTCCAAACACAACAAACATGTCAGCTTGAGTAAAAGGATTAAGAGTAGTATTACCTTTATCATCAACACCTAATTTCTCAGGTAAAGCTCCTTTGATTTGATAGATATTAAAGATATTATTTCCTGAGATAGCAGTAGCCATCTCTATTATTTTCTTTACATGTTTATCAATCAATCCCAAATAGATCACCTACTTTAAAATCTTTTCTTTAAGTACTGTCTCTAACTCAGGATTAGGAAGATCGGCATCAGGATTAATATCTCCTGTAAATTGATCCAATATTCTTTTTTCAGTCATAGTAGTTCTTAGTAAAGAATATTTTCTATAATCTCCTTGTGTTTCCCAAGGGTCTAGCCCATCAACAATAAGTATATTACCATTGTCATCTTTAAGGTAATCTCCCTCATTTAAAATATATCTTTTATTAGCAAAGAAATCATACCCTTGTTCAATAGTTGATGAACCATCAGCATTTAATACCTTTTTACGTCCAGTAGTCTGCAAAGAACCATGAACTTTTACTTTTTTGTAACAGTTCTTTCTTCCTCCTGATTCAGTATTTTCCCAAGATTCAACTACAAAAGCACAATAAGGTCTAGAAAATTCTTTTATTATATCGTCAAAATTTCCCACAGTTCCCATTATATAGCCACCGCCATTGTTAAAGTTCCCTTAGTTTTTGCTAAAGCAAAGAGTCTTCTACCATAATCATTTTGATTCCAAAACATTGCTTCTTCTGAAACTAACATAACAGAATCAAAACTCATACTCTTTGATAGACTACCTACGCTATAGGAATCTACCCTCCCAACTGGCTGAAGGTTATCAGCCAGTTTAGAAAGGCTTTGAGATCCTTTATTCTCTTGTTCAACCACTAGACCAAGATAAAATGCAATACAAAGACTCATTCCTAATTCCCAATCAGTGCCAAACCTGGATTTAAAAATTCTTTGATTAGCTAAAGATTTGAAGTAATTATATTTGTCTTTGTTAACTTCTCTGCTGAGATAAGATTTAAAATTAGGAAAGAACATTAAGAATAGGGTATCATTAAATTCAGGATTTCTTCCTGTTTTAGGTAAACCATAAACTGGCATACATGTTCCTCCTTAGTTCATTTTATTTATTAAGCTTCTTCAATCTTAGATGCTGAAATGTTTTGCTTCCCTTTTTCTTTTCCTTCAAGAGCTTCAAGTCTCTTTAATAGAGCTTTATTTTCTTCTTCAAGTTTCTTAAGAGCAGTCAAATCAACTGATGGAGTAGCTTGTTTATTCGTATAAGAACCTTTAATTCCTAATACGCCATTGTCGCACATTTTTCTGAATGATTCCCATTCAGCAATATAATCTGGACACTCATTGTCTCCAGCTAAAAAATCAAATCTTTGAATCTTGCCTTCATTATCAAGACCATGAGACCATGTAGGTCTTACATTTAAACGATTAGGTTGAGCTTTATTATCAACTGTTAAATCTTTTTGAGACAATCCTTTGAATAATGTGAAGTTAGCTTGACTAACCACAGTAATATTTTTAATTTCCATTGTTATTTCTCCTTATTATTTATAATTTTATTAATTGACTTGCTTAGTAGTCCAAAGTTTGGATACTTCTAAAAATTCATTCTTTAATTCAACAAAGTTTACAACTTGTCTTCCAGTAACATCAATCATTAAGAATGCAAAACGATCGAAGTCTAATACAAATTCTCCATTTAAGAATTGTTGCAATTTGCGACCTTGAATTTTACGGTCTTCTAAAGCTTTAATAAACTTTTCGGACTCATTAATAGAATCTTGAAGGTCTGCTAAGAAAGGATGATCCACTTCAGAAGATTTAAATACAGAGATAATTAGTTTATGAAACTCTATCTCTTTTTTAGAATTTTCTAAATCAGCATCAAGCTTTTCTAAAAATTCAGCTATTTTGTCTCTGAACGTAGAATGTTCAATATCTACTTCAACATTATTTGGTGCTTTCACTTGCTCACTCATGTTCTTCTTCCTCCTCATCTTCAAATTCGTCTTCATAATCTTCAGGATCCTCAATTATGAACTCCTTGTGAAGCTTGACGAAGTCTGTTGCTTCTTCTAAACTGAAACCTTGAGCATAATCTTTAAGGTCAGTTAAGGATACAAGCTGTTTACCTTTAAGATCAAAGGTATGAGTATCAGCTACATACAAAACTTTTCTAGGATCTTTTGACTGAGCCAATAACACAGGTTTTTGTCCTAGATACTTCTTAACTAAATATTTCATCTTATTTCTCCTTTTATTATTAGGCATATGCCCTGTTTGTTAGTATTATATCATATAAAAAATAAAAAATATATCGTTTTTTATAAAATTATCATAAAAAAATCCTTCTTAGCTAGATAAAATAAAACTAGCTATACAATTTTACAATATAAATGAAAGAACAATTGTATAGATAGTAACATTTAGCAGTATAAAGAATTTTTTAAATAGTACAATTGTTATTAAACACTAAACTTAATTCAACTTCAATTAAGAAAAAAGCCCTGCAAATATTTACAGGGCTTTAGAGTTTTTAGGCTACGAATTCCCAGTAAGTAACTGCTCCGTATTCTGTATTGACATTGTTATATGGCAATTGAATAGCTGAGATTTGTCCTACGAAGAAAGTAGTATAACCATGGCGTTCTGTGTTAGGACCAGTGTAGAACATTTGTAGTGGATAAGTTAAATCCATACGAACGAACTTCTTAGCTCCACGAGGATAAGCAACAACTCTACCTAAACCACCATTACCAAGAGTATTCAACATTGCACGAGAACGAATTGTTACTTTGAAGTTATCTGGTTCAAGAGCTTCATCTTTACCGTAGTTATAGTTTTCTAAGAATGCTCTTAAGTTAGTAGTGAATAAATCACTTCTAATACTTGACATTCTAGAACCAAGCCAAGAAGGAACTAAGATACGGTCTGGTAACATTGCGATGTTAAACCCAGTCTCGTTAAGAACAACTTCAAAGATACCGTTAATGAATGAACAGATTGCAGGAATTGCAATTGATTCATCAGCATTAAGCATGTCGCCTTTAGAGAAACCACCATAAACTTTAACTTTAGGGTTATTGAATAAACCAGAACCACCGTCTTTACCAAGGTAAGCTACAACTTCGCAGAATACATCAAAGTTTGCTACGATAACATCTTTATAGATGTCAGTAATAGATTTAGTAAGTTCAAGCTTTTTCATTTTTTCCAAGTCTACGAAACGAAGATCGTAAGCAACTTCCCAAGTATAAACTTCGGCTTTGTGTTGTCTTAAACTTGCATTAATACGAGGAACAACGTTTGTAACGTTTCCTACGATATTTAATGAGTTTTTAACAATACCATACCAGTCTACTGAGTAGTATGAAACCATTTCTACGAAACCGCCACCTACGTTGATTTCAACGTCTTGTTGATAAGTAGTATGAACAATTGGTTCGTATACTTCTTGATGAAGCTTAGCTAATGTTGAAGTCAACACTGCGAAGTTAGCATCGTGAACTCTTTTATTTGTAACTCTGTTTTTGTAATAATAAGGATTTTCATCCTTTACATGAATCGTCTTAGAACGTTGCTCAGGTCTCACAAGGTCTAAAGCGACATCTTTGTCATTAAATTTCCACATTTGTCATTTCCTCCTTAGAATCCTTTGTGAATTGCTGTAACTTTATAGCCTTCATCTGTATCTGTGATACCCATGAATCTCCAGTTAGGCAATTGCACCTTGGTTACGTTCGCTACGGTTGCACCGTCAGTGATATCTCCTACAGCATAACCAGCATCTGTTGATGCAGTTACGATGTATACTTTGTCTTCTTCTGCAGGATCTGTTTCTGCAGATAATCTAACAGTAATTCCCCCTTGAATCAAACAAGAACCGCTGTCTCCAGGGTATATTTTGTCTGGTCCATCTGCAGGGAATACTCGTGGCACTATTACGTTAGAGCCTAAAGCAAAACCTACTACTTTGTTTACGTTATCTGCTGTGATAACTTCATAACCGTCTTTGACTGGTTTATAAGTCCCTTGAACAGCACCCACCATTAGAGCAGTACCTAACAGAATTTCGGCAGGTGTAGTAGGATCCAATACAAATCCGATTGAGTCATACTTGTCTGACATTACTGGATAGCCTAATTTAAGTTTACTAGGTCCATTAATGGCAGTGATAAACATTTTACTCATTTTGTTTTCTCCTTTTTCTTTTTTATTTAATTAAAGGTTACTTCGAACCGTTTAATCTTTTACGCCATGCGTCATTGATTTCTTCAGAGTCTTCCATAGCTCCAGGAATAGTTGAATCCCCTAAGTCTTCAAGATTGTCTTCCTCTAAATCCTCATCAACTTCTACATCTTCATCAACTTCAGTTTCGTCTTCTTCGATAACTTCATCTTCATCATCTTCTTCGATAACTTCATCTTCATCATCTTCTTCAACGATACGTTCGATTTCAAATTCTCCCTTAGCTATTTTAATTAAAGCTTCTTTGTAAGGAAGTAAAGCTTTTAATTCTGCAATGTCTTCTGGAGTTAGATCAACTTCATTATCCATTTCATCGTCATCACCTTCAGCGTCTGCTAATTTCTTAACTTCTTCTTCTGCTTTTCTTTTAGCATCAGCTAATCGTCTTTCTTGAATAGCTCTTTGGCTATCTCTAACTTTTTTTGTTTCTTGTTCTTTTCTCTTCTTGATAATAAGATTACCCATTGTTTTCTTCTCCTTCTTCAGATATAATTTGTTTAGTTTTTATTAACAGACTGTCCTTTAACTAAACAAAAAAGAGTAGTCTGTGCTGTATAGCAAAATAGACTAGGTACAAAGAGCACCAATTTGGACTAATAAAGTCCTTAAATCTATTACTACACACCACAGACTACTCCTATAAGGATCTCTGGGTACTTACTTTATTCGGAGTCTCACCGATGGCGAAGTTTATTTTTAACCAACCACGATCACATTTAACGTATGCTCAAGATCTTTGACCACGAGATAACCATATACTTATGGCTAACTATAATTAGTATATCATATAATTTTAATTTTTGATATAAAAATATGAAAAATTTTTTATTTATTTAGGAATATACTTAGTATATTGTTTTTTATAAAGATATAATCAACTCCACACTTTAAATGTTCCTATAGGGGATTCTTGCTTTATTCTTCTAATTTCTTCTCCTGCTTCTTCTTGAGATAAATTAAGAAGTTCCTCTTCTTTGTAACCTCTTTCAATTAAAAATATAGATTGTCCTTTAGTTATTGCTTTACCTTCAAATCTATTAGGATCCTTAGAACAATAACCTCCATTAGTACAATTTTTTTCAAAAGAGATACCGCATGTCTTAGTAAAATCGTACTTGCATATCACACATGCTTTAGAACCTGATTTGTCTCTAGCCATAATTAACTAATAAAGTTATAGTTATATGTTAAATCAATCTCTACTCCTTCAGGCGTAGTAGCTTCAAAATATATACTATAAGTTCTCCCTTCTTTAGTACTTTCAAACACCTCTACTGAAAGAGATAGTTTATTCCTCAAGATGTCCATGATTTCAATATCTAACATTTCCTTAGAAGGTTTCTCTAAAAGACTAATACCAAATTGCTTATCTGTAGTAATCTCTCCTTTAAAAACACTTAAACAGTTTATAACTTCAATCCTCTTATACTCTTTAATAGTGTTAATATTATCTGTATCTACTTCAATATAATCTGGAGATTTCTTAGCTTCTAAACTTCCATTAATACCATGACTGCCAAACAACACTACTCTATTACTTTGTGTGTCTTCATCCCATACAACATTTCTAATTCTCATATTATTCTCCTTAAAGCTAATATCAAGGTTAGACCAAGGGTCAGTATTACCCAAGCGGTTAAGCCAAGTATCAGTATTATCCAAGCTGTTAAGCCAAGTATCAGTTCAACAGGATATTACCCGAAGGTAACCTCCTGCTGTTACCCTAAGCCTAACCCTGATATTAGATTGTGTTTTATTTACTATGAATCTCTAAATCCCATTCCCCAACAAGTCTTGAATCTTGTCCTTGTCTAGTTAAATTTTCTGCATATTTAATTCTTAATCTACAATAAGTCATAGGTCCAAGTTCAGGTACTTCAACTCCTTTAGAAAGTCTTACTACTCTAAAACCTAAATGAACAAATGAGGAATTCTTAGTTTTTATTGCTAATGATTCTCCTAAAGACTGTATCTGGTCAAAAGTAAATAACCTAGAGGAACAACTAATTAATCCTTTATCATCAAATAGGCTGTTTTCTGATACCCATTCTGTAGGCAACCCATAGGTATAATCATTGGCTTCTCCTCTCCAATTTATACTAATAGGTCTTTCAGCACTACTTTCAGAAATAGGATGAATATACTTTTTAGATTTTACTCTATATACTTCTGTGTCTGAAACTTTAATCTTTTTTGAAGTTTCTTTATATACATACATCCAAAACATATCAGTCAAAGGATTAAATCCTTTTCCAGAAGAGATCTGTATAACTTGATACCTATCTGACTCAGAAGAATTATATTTCCTTGTTAATACTACCTCAGGAATATACTCTCTAGATAATAAATCACTGTTCTTAAGTTTTCCTACAATTACTCCATTACGATAATCATGAAGTATGTTTTCTACTCCTAAGTCATTACTTAACTTGTCTTCTACTTTTACATTAGCACTGTTTATAGATTTGTAAAAGTTCTTGGGATTAGTGTCTAAAAACGCAACCATTACAATACACTTACCTGAGTTGATTTCTTCTTGAGTTATAGTTATATGGCTTAAACAAGAAACATCATAAATTGTATAATCTTCTTCTGTCTTACCAGTTATTATAGGTCCAGCTTTTACTTTGTACTTCTTAACTTTTTTATCCAAGCGTTCATCATCAGACATGCTTACAACATAACCTAAAGTAGATACATTTAAATTTTTGTATATTCCTTTTTCTAAAACAAAGAAAGGAGCTTCTTGAGATTCTTTAAGCCAAGTCTTATTCTTGTAACCCATAACTAACCACCTCTTATTTTAATTATATCATACCTTTATTTAAAAATATATCGAATTTTTGAAAAAATAAAAAGCAGACAAGAAGTCTGCTTATAGTCCATCATTTCGATTAAGCTCTTCCTCAGTAAATTGATTTTTATATGTATCTTTATACTCTCTCAAAACTCTAAAAACATCACAAGTGTCTGGGTCTCCACAGGAACAATAAAGCTTACCCTCTACTAAGTAACTATTATAAATAATATCATAAACTTCACGAGTAGGTATTTTTCCATTATTCCTATCTATAGATCTAACTGCAAATATGTATTGCTCTCTTTGTTCTGTAACTTCACCTAAAATTTCATTTATTTCTTCAACAGGTCTAGAAATTTTCTCTAATATTTCTCTTTTAATCTCTTCTCTTCCTATTTGTTTACCTAAAGAATAGAACAAAAATCCTACAAAAAAGATTATAAGAACAAAAATAAGAATTAATTGTGGATCCATAAATTACTCTCCTTTATTATACAAAGTATCAATTAAAGTAGTAGCATCATGACCCATCATTTCTAATTGACATAAGTCTTTGTAAGCACAAAAGTTACAAGATGACCATCCCATATTACGATATTTAGGAAACTCTTTTTTAGTAATAATATCAAGAACAAGATCAGTATCCTTACGAATTGATTTAACTGCTTCTTCATTAAAAACAGTTACATGCCTAGATAAGAAATTGTTATAGTTTTCTACTATGTTTAAGTCTTTAGCTTCTGAAAAAATCTTAGACACTTCTTCAACTACAACATCTGGACCTTTCATAATAGTCTCTGTAGAAATCAAACTAAATAAAGTATTTTCAGAATACTGTTTACCGTAAGCACCAGATTTAAGAATGTTAGGATCCTTAGGAGCTTTAGATTTTATATTATCCCAGATTACTCCTTTAATATTCCAACCTTCTTTACGAAGTTCAGTAACATACATTGCTGTTTGAACATTCAACCAAGTATCATCAAAACTCATAGGATCGGAACTAAACGTTTTGTGCTCTAAAAGATATAATTCTCCATTTACTTCAACTATACCATCGCAGATGTAGGTTAAGAGAACTTCTTTACCGTTGTAGTCTCCCAAGGTAGCATATTTTTTATGTTCAAGATCTTGAGGAACCATCTTGTCATTCCAGTAGTAATACTCATACTGTCCCATAATCTTAATAAGATCATTTACATAATTGTAACCAATCTCATTTTTGACTCCGTCTGGTTCTTTGTCAATACGAGGAATAATAATCTCTTCAATGTATTGTCTCCAAGTAAGTACTCCCCCATACAAGTCCATAGCTTTTTCTTGCCACTTGTCATAAACATCTTTAAATTCATCTGCGTTTACTGTTGCTGGATCCACTCCAGGAGCAATTGAAGGTTTAGCTAACAAGTGGTTGTTGTATGCTTCTAAGCGTTTAGCAACAAGCTCTGGGACTCTGTGAAGGTAGAATAATTCAATCAATTTGTGAATATCTTCTCCTGCATAAAAGCTTCTTTTTGAAATCTTCTTCTCAAGCTTCATTACATATTTGTAGAAGTATTGCATTGGACAAGTTTTATAGGTATCTAACTTTGTATAAGATACAAACATTTGTTCTTTCTTAATTTCTTCCATTATTCTTCCTCCTCAGAAGTTGTTTCTTCATAATCCTTAAATTGACTCTCATAACTATGTCCTTTAATAAACTCCTTAAAGGAATCTACTCTTTTTACTGAACCAAGAATATTATTTACATCTGTCAAATCTAATTCTCTCTTAGGCATGTTAACTATTTTCTTAGTTGAATTAAATAATAACCCACACCACAAAACAGGTTCAACATCATAAGCTCTTATTAGAACGATCTGAGGTTCTTGCTTCTCTTTTTCTCTAAAAGTATATAAGTGAGAACCAAACTCTGTTTCACCTGTAGCTTGAAATTCTGGTATTTCTGCGTATTTAATCATATTACTCTCCTTATCATTTTAATATTTTTAATTTAATCTTGTAACTACAGGTTCAAAGAAGTCACAAGAATTCATAGACAAAATTCTATCTACTTTTTTATTATGTTTCTTACAATAATTTTTCATATTTGTAAATGCCTCATGCTTATCTTTTGCAACTACGCAATAAGAATCTGCTCCATAAGAAGGACTCAATTTTGCTTTAAAGAAACTAACTCTTTCAAATACTATATTCTTAGTATCTCCTTCAATAACAAGAAAACTTCCTGAATTTTCCTCTTTTTCTCCAAAAGATAACACAGACCCTAATTTAACATTAAAAGGCTCTCCTGGATAATGAAATATTTTGTCTTCAACTTTAATATTAGTATCCTCATTAATTAAAATATAACTTTCTCGTTGTTCCCTAAAAACATCTGCTAGCATCATCGCAAGTATAAGTTGCCTTTTTTCTTTACTCATTTCTTTGAGTTCCATTTAAATTACTCTCCTTATTAATTATTTACTTCTTCTGGTTCTTCTACTTTAACCTTTTCTATTTCTGCGGTATATACTCCAGGAGGAAAATCCTTAGGGATGTTAATATAATAAGTAACATCTCCTTCAACTGGGATAGTAACCTCTAAAGTTATCTTTTCCATAATTACTCTCCTAACTTTTTCAAAAGTTCTAAATAATCCCCATAGTTATTAATTATCCAGTCTGCAAGTTTAGAACCTCCGTTAGCATTGTAACGCTTCATAGTTGCTAAATAACTCATCATGTTCATCTCTCCAGACAATCTCGTATCCTCATATCTTTTAAGGTTCTTAAGATCCATGTCTGTAAAGTTGTGTTTTTCCTTAAACTCATTTAATAACTTCTCTTGTTCTGTTGTTACCATCTCTTATCTCCTTCTCATATTTATACTGCACAATAAGATCCCACACAAAAGCTGAAATCTCGTTCATACAGACATTGTCAAATGTTTTTTCTGAAAATACTATTTCTCCTTCCTCCATGTAATACTCTACAGGAATAGAGAAAGCATATTTACGATAACCTGTGTGCCATTTAATTACACCAAGTTTAGAACCATCTGTTTTACTAACTACGATGAACTTTTTTGTTATTCCAGAAGTAGGAACTTCTTCAAAATTTAAAAATGATTTTATTTTCTTCATTAACTCACCTTAACAGAAAAACTCTCTACATATTCTACTTCATGCATAAGCTTATTTTTACTTATATCTGAAAGAATATAATTATATAGTTCTTTTTGTTCCTCTTTCACTAAAAAGATATGTTTAATTTTTGACTTCTTATAGTACTCATAATATTTAATATTGTCTAATACGCCATAAGCAAGATACAGTTTAATAGGAATGTTTACATTATTAGGATTAAAAGTATCCTCTTTAATAGATTGTTGAATACTAGATACTGCAATTTCAACTATCTCTTCTATAGTTTTATCTTTCAAAGGGTCTGTTCGCTCATTACCGTAATAAGTACTTAGAAACTTATTAAGTATTTCTTCTTTAAAAGAATCCTCATAGGTATAATTGTTGTCCTTAAGCCATTGTTTATAAATTTCAAAGTCCTCTTTAGACTTAAAAATACCGCCTATTATAATCATTTTATTTAACTGAATAGTAAGGATACTCTGGATGAATCTCTTGATAATGAGAAACTAATTCAACCCACAAGTCTTGATCTTGATCTTTATAAAAGAAATTAGTTCCATCCGTATATACTCTCTTAATCAAAGACCTTCCATCTGTCATTTTTACAGCATCTTTAGAAAGGAAGTACTTTTTAGTATTGTTTTTCAAAACTTCTTTATAAATCTCATCTACGTCAAATTCGTTGATACCTTTGTCACTTAACAATCTTATCTTGTTTCTTACTTCTACAGCTAAGTCTTTATGCAGGACTTTAATTAAACGAGCTCTACCTGCATTAGGAAGCTTCAACTCTAAAAACTTGTTGTAATAAACAACATCACTCCATATATTGCAATTGTCAATACTAATTACTTGCTGTGATTCCTTAGATGAAAAAGTAAACTTAAACATTACGCTCATAAAATATACCTCCTAGTTTATTTTATTAATAAAACTTCAGACTTGACCTCTTTAATATCTTCTTTAGAATAAGAAGCTACAACATTTGATTTATCAAAAGAAGAATCTCCTTGTTCCTTATTGAAACTGTCAGTATAATAATTTAACCAATCCTCAAATCCATAATCTCTTAAATCTTTATATTCATTATTCATATCTTAATCTCCTAAATTAAAAATAATAGGTGGTACCGTTGGAGGGAGTTGAACCCTCACACCATTTCTGGCAATGGATTCTAAGTCCATCGTGTCTACCAATTCCACCACAACGGCATTTTGATGCTGGTTAAGGGATTCGAACCCTTTATACGAATAGGTGCACCACTTCGTATAACATAGAAGTTAACCCAGTCCGCATACTGGCATGTATACGTCTTCTACAACTAACCAACGTGATGGTGGATCCTCACAGACTTGAACTGTGGACCACTCGGTTATGAGCCGAGAGCTCTGACCAACTGAGCTAAGGATCCAATACTTAATTTAATCTTTGTCCTTCAATGTAAAATTCTTGATGAGTACTCCATCGAAGATCATTGCACAATACAGCATACAACTTGCTCCACAAAGTTTCAGTTATCTGTATCTCTATTTCTTTATCAACAAAAGAAGGGTTAGGTAGCATAACAGAATAAACTACTTCTTTTGAATACCTATTTTCAATTAATCTAATTCTTGACTTATGAACTAGCATCCGTATTCCAGACATATACTCAAGTTTTATGAGTAAGTGATCTTGATGAATAATATCTGGATACTTTCCTGCATTTAAAATTGTCATTTCTACCTCCCTATTTTATCACTAAACTAATTATATCATATCATTTACAAAAAAGCTATATATTTTTATCATATTTTAATATTTTTTTGAAATTACCAAATCACTGTAATTTTTAACACTAAGTATTAATACTTAGTGTTACTTTATCTACATGTAATTTAGGGTATTCTTTGGTAACCTACATGTAATGCCTACCTCTCGTAACCCCTTTAGGGGTTACTCGAGAGTAGATGTAATTTTGTAATTTTTTCCACTCTCTTTACTTTACTTTCTTTATTTATTTACTCTCTTTATTTATTTATTTCAAAACAGAAAGAGAATTAATTAATTACCAAATTACATTAACTTTACTTAACTAAAGTTAAGTAAAGGTTACTATTACATGTACATTACCAAAGATCTAGAAAAATTACGTTACTACATGTAATTTCTAGAAAGTTCCAAAACTAATAGACTAGACAAGGAAGGGTTAACTGTAATAGACTAGACAAGCAGAATCTGCTGAGCATCCTAACAGCAGAAACAGTCTAACCCAGTCATATACTTATATAACAAGCTATAAAAGTAAGGGTATAATTATATAGGATAAGTAATAAAACTTCCAAACTCGGAAGATTTACTAGGTTAAATAAAACAAAAGATAAGATTATAATCTTATCTTCTTTAATTCCATTTTTTACTATTTATTCTACCAAGAGAAGCCAAGAATTGGACATACTCAATAAAAGTCATATTATCAATGATTCTATATTCTTTAGTCTTGAAAACAAAACCATTTAAAGGGTTAGGAGCTGTAGCTACAAATACAATCTTAAAACCTTCAGTATCGCAACCTGTTATAACTCCTAAGTGAAGTTGACCTGCAAACATAACTTCTATTACTTGTAAGTCTCCATCCTCTTTAATATCTGACAAGAAACTATCTGAGATATCTTTACCAAAATTATACACCTTGTTCAACACAGGCATTTTAGATATTACACGTTCTGATTGTTTCTTAATCCATTGTAAAGGTTTTAAGATATAAAAGATAAATCCTAGCAATAAGATTGCAACACAAATTCCCACTAAAACAATTAAAGGATACCACCAAGAATAACCCCATGATTCAGGAGTTATTACTCGTGTAAGTTTATCAAATAGATTATATACCCAATAAGACACAACAATTACTAAAGTAATAGGCAATAATAAACTTAATCCAAATTTAAAGTATTTCTTCATAATTTACCTCTTTTATTTTCTAAAGAGTTATCAATATTTTAATTATTCCTCTATCTTTTCATAAACAGCTTGGATCTCGTGAGATTTAGGATCAACTTGTATTCTTATGATATACCCTTCTCTTTCTTCGAACTTAGGCATTCTTCCTGTCGATACTGTTGCTTTAGCTTTTTGTGCCTCTGTTAGTTTACTTCCATCATACACAATACTTGTATTCTTACCTGTTCCAAATAAATAAATCATACTATATCTCCTCTCTTATATGCTGTATAATATGAGCATCTAAATACTTTCTAATTTTAACTGTAGTTATTCCTCCTACGAAAATGTAAGGTCCTGATTTTTGAATAGTTCTTATTGTTCCTCCATAAGAAGCAGACTCCCCTACATTAGATAGTAGCTCTGACCCATATATTTTTACTGTTTGAGTTGTTTGTCCTCCAGCATAAACATAACCATCAGAAACTAAAATATTGTTTATAACTCCTCCATAAGAAGCAGACTCCCCTACTTGTAAAAGATCTTCAATAGAATACTTTTTAATAGCATTTATAGTAGATCCTCCAACATATATATTATTGTTATCAATATCAAAAGAATAAATAGTACCTCCGTACAAAACAAAAGAAAAATCAAATTCACCGCTTAAAGAAGGAGTAAGTTTAACTATCTGGTCTCCTGAAGATATAAATATTAATTGATCCTTAGATTTAATAGTAGTTATAGCACTTGTTTGATAAGTGTAACTCATATCAAACCAAGGAATATAAGTATTAGGATCCACAAAATAAGTAGAATTAGCTTGATAAAAAGATATTCTACCTTCAGATGAACCTGTAATTATAGTAGGAGATAAGACGTTTCCTCTATAACTAGAAAAACACATAGATCTTATTTGTCCTGGAGATTCTTCATTATTAGAAGTAGCAACAATAGATAAAGTATCTTTATCATACATGTAAAGTTTTCCTTCATCTCCACCTGCATACACATAGTCTTCTGTTACTACCAAATCATAAACAGTTCCTCCTTGTGAAGGAGAAGAAGCAACAAGACTTAAAGTAGCTAAATCATACTTTCTAACAGCTCTAGTTGTGGTTCCTACTACATAAATATAATCTCCATCTACAACTGCTTTTTGTATAGATCCTCCATAAGTAGATCCTTCTAGTTTAAATGCTCCCCAATTAAGAATTACGTTTTTGCTTAAAAAATTTGTACTCTCTCCAGATTCATCTAATTTCCAAGAAAGAAGATTATAATTATAAGACTCATCAGAGATATCTAAAAGTAAAGACATCTTCCAAACATTCAGATTAATATCTTCTAATACAACATGACCCATATTCTTATTAAATAAGTCTGGGTATTCTGAAAAATGCTTATTTGTTAAATCTTGTCCTTTAGTAATTAATACCTTTTTTAATCCATTTTTAATTGCAAGAAGAGCAGTAAGTTTCTCTGCTATAGTAGTATCCTCCTCTTGAGATCCTTCTTCAAGAGAATAATTCCAAAAATCAATCCAATCTTGTTCACTGAAGTTTTGAGAGGCATAGTCTAATTCAGATACTCCACTATATACTCCTAGTTGTTCTGTTTCAGCCAAGTAAGAAGCCATTAACATCCAACTTCTATAACTAATACCTCCATAAAACATTAAAGGCAAAACCCCTGTGTTGTAAGGATAGCCATAATAAGATAACCCTTCTCTAATCATCATAAAATTAAGAGAATAATAATTATTTTTTCTAGAAGGTTTAATCCATACCCAAGCTAAATTTCTCCCATAGTGATCTACTATTCCGCTTCCTTGATCTGTTTGTAATACTATATCTTCTATATCTTCATTAGTTAATAACTCAAGCAAAAAGTCTCTAGCTAAGTTACCATACTCTTCATAAGGAGATAATTCAGGACTATCATAATTAAATATTCTTGTTCTTAAAGAACTAGAAGTTATTAATGCTTGTATTTCTGCAGGGTAAGTAAAAGTAGCTGTATCTCCATCATAAATACTAACAAAAGAGCTGTGATAAGCTCCTCCTGTACCATAAGGTGTTCCTTCATTATCTACAATAAGCTGTTCCATTTCTAAAAAAGCTGGATTTAAGTAAGGTCCTTGATAATTGTCAAAATTTATCATATATTACTCTCCTAACAATAAATTAAGTATAGTAGAAATATCTCCGAATAAAGCATCATGCTCTATTAATTTTGTTGTAAATTCTATATTAGCTTCTTTTTGATTAAGTTTATCTCCTTCTGGTGTTTCTAAAGAAGGAGAATTCAAGGTAACAAAATCTGTTACTGATTCTGAAGATTCCTCTACTTTGTTATCTATTCCTGTATTATAAATTGGTCCAGTATATTTATTTCCAAAAGCTAAATTATTTCTACTGTGGCTATTAAAATACATTGAATATTGCTCTGTACCATAGGCTTCATCTTTTAATAACATATTACCGTAAACTATGTTATTATCGGCATAATAACCATTTTTTCCGCCTACAGTTATTCCTATTAATTGGTCAACTTCTCCTTGATTAATAGGTAACTTAATAATATTATTTGAAATTATATTGTCATTTGTTAATTCGCACAAAGCACCTAACTCAGTATTTCCTGAATAAGCATATATTCCAGAAGAAATAACTCCTTCAACATAGTTATTGTCAACTATATTTCTTACTGATCCATCAATTGAAATCCCCATAGCTGTTTTTGTTACATTTATTACCCTATTCTTAATTAATAGATTGCTATTTCCTTTAATGCTTGCTAATGTTCCAGCTTCATACATATAACAGTTACTTATTTCTGAATTAACACAAGTAAATAAAACATTTCCTATTAAAGAGTTAGATATAGAACAATTTTTAAATTTTACTGATTCTCCAAAAGCACAAATAAGACCATAATAACAAGAATCAACAGTAACATTTTCAACTAAAGAATTTTTTACATATGTAAAGGCTACTGCTCTTCCTATAGTTTTAATCTTAAAGTTACGAATAATTATATTTTCTTTATAATTATCTACTAATCCTAAAGCATAAAATGCTCTAATTGTAGAAGAAGCTGAGGTAGTACCATTAATTATAGTATTATCGCAACCACTAATAATCATATTGCTTTCTAACATAATGTTATTTTGAACAAGATATTCTCCATCTAGAATTAACACATTTTTATGTAATGAAGAAGCTAGTAGTATAGCAGATTGAATTTCTACTTCATCATTAACACCATCACACAAGAAGTCTACTTGATCTAAAGTATGTCCGCTTGAAACTGTACCTACAGTAATTGAATCTACTTTGTTATCTAAAATATTTAATTCTTTATTAGTATTTAAAGGAAGGTTATCTACTTTAGATTTATCTTCTGCAGTATAACTACTAATTTGAGATTCAGGACCAGAAATATTGTTTAAAGATATGTTTCCTGTCCCTCCAGAAATAACAACCCCTTTACCTAATATTAAATTACCTGTGATAAAATTAGAAACACCATTCATAGAAAAAATAGAATATTCATCTTCCATGTAATCTTCTTCAGATCCTTCTCCTTTATAAGCAATATTATTAGATACAATAATATCAGTGTTATATTCTAGTCTAATACCGTAAGAAGAATCAAGAATAATATTGTTAGAAACTACGCTATGCTCAGAAGAGTTTAAATATATGCCTTTATCTGCTAAAGTAATTAAATTGCTATAGATAGAAGTAGTGTTGTTAACAGAATTTATTTTTATTGCACAATCACTAATATTCCTAATATTATTATTATTTATGTTTGTGTTTCTTGCTTCTGATTCTACATATATCCCATTATCACTATCTTCTATACTGTTATTTAAAACACTTAAACTTACGCTAGCTCCCTCTACACCTTCAGTAGAATATATAGCATATGAAGAAGGAATAGAATAAGAAAATATACTATTTCCTTCTATAGTTACATAATGACTACCTTTAATATAAATAGAAGTTTTATTCCTTCTAAATATCACGTTGCTAACATTAACCTTTGAGGTGTCTTTTATTAATATACCTACATTAATACCTTCTTCAGAAGAAGGATAATTAGATTCATTTCCTTCTATTTCAAGATTTTCCACAGATATATAATAAGTGTCTAAACTATTTTCTATTACTCCTTCAATGTTTAAGCTAGTCCACATACGTTTTAATATTGTGTTACTTCCTTTTCCTCTAATAATTATATTAGAGTTAGAAATTAGGATAGGAGATGTTATATTGTAGGAACCTTCAAAAATTAATACTATTCCTCCTTTAGAAAGACTATTTATAGCTTCATTTATAGCTACCTCATCATTAACACCATCACACAAAAAGTCTACTTGATCTAAAGTATGTCCTTCTAAAACTGTACCTACAGTAACATAAGGTTTAACTGCCTCCAGCTTATAATCATCCACTAAAGCTTCAACATCATTAAGTTTTGTAGAATAACCTAAAGAAGAACCAGTTCTAGTTTCAGGTTCTATAGGGTTAAATAATACTATATTTTCTACTACTTGTCCATTTTTTGTTTCTACTAAAAGCTTAAATGTAATAGTTCCTGTGGTAGGAACAACCCACAAACTTAATTTATTATCTTCTACTCTAAGATTAAAATTATTTGCACCAAAACCATAAGAAGTTAACCATCTCAAAGCAGAAGCTCCTTCATCAAAATCTATATTCATCTCAAGAATACCTATATATTTTTCAGAAGTATTAGATGAAGCATTTTCAGCAGTAACAAGGAATACTATACTTTCATTATCCTCAGGAACTAAAGGTTTATCTATCTCTGCTACTTTACACCATCCAGAAGAAGATTGATATTTAACATACGCAACTCTACCAAATTTTTTATCTACATATTTTTTAGATACTAATTGATCCTCGTACATAACATCGTCATAAGAGTCTACTACAGGATAATTAGAAAAAGTAAAACCATCTCCGTAAAAGTTTATCATTGTAGAGGTAAAATCTATTCTGGAGTTTGCTTCTGCATCTCCAGCAATTCGAAGAGTAATTAAAGTTCCTTCTTTATAGTATCCTCTAATTTCTCTTAAATCATTTGTAACTCCTTCTTCTTGTTTAACTGATTTTTCTAAATCTAATACATCTTGGTCAGAAAAAACATTAGTATCTGGATTGTTTTCATACAAAGCTTTTACTTCCTGAGAAGATAATAAATCTGTTATTTTAATAAATACACTTCCTGACCATCTATAAGAAGAAAGGTTACCTCCGCTTGTTTCATCAGCAAGTACAACATATAAAATTCCTTCTAGAGGATTTTCTGGAAGGTCTTCATAAGTTGCTACTTCTACTGTATCTGAATTTTTTCTTGTATAATTATATTTATAAAGAACTAAATCAGGTATTAATTCTTCTTCTATTGATCCAACAAGTTCTCTACTTTCTATGCTTTTATCAAGATATAAATAGAAATCCATTATAGTGTAAGCAGTAAATACTGGGCTAGGATCAGTTAAGTCTATTGTGTATTCTGTCTTGTCAGACTCTTCATTGTACACTCCTTCTAAAAAAGAAATTGCACCATCTGCAGTAACTTTTATAAATGAAAAAGCAGTAGTGTCTCCAACGAACATAAAGTTTTCAGTTATGCTCATTTGATATAAGTAATTAAAATTTGAAAGTCTTCTCCAAACAGCTATTCCTCCTAATCTACTTTCTAAAAAGAACATATTTTTATTTACTCTATTGCACCATAAAGTGTTTAATCCGTAATAATTATCTGTTTCTAAAGGATCAACATCTTTTAAAACTATAGGATAAGTTTTATACAAAGGGAATATTGCAGGCATAAAAGTAACTAATCCTGAAAGGAAAGTAGACACTACTTCTTGAGAGTTACTAACCTTTATTTGAAATTCATAAGAACCTGCTTCAATAATCTCAGTTTGTTGTGAAGTCAGAGTTAATAACCATTTAGTAGGATCTTCTTGATCCTGAACTAAAGGTATTTGATAATTAAAAGAAGGAGACTGAAAAACCACCTCTACAGCATCTGCTATGACATATGAGCGACTAAAACTATCTCCACAAACTATAGTTATATTTTTACTTGAATCTGTACATGTATCAAAAATATCAGGCATTTTATCTCCTCCTAATTATATTATATCATAATTATTTATTACTTTCCTTAAAAATTTTTAATATTTTTTTAGTGTTTTTTGGAGTTACTACATCATACTCATTACCTTCAATACTTTTAGGAGATTTTAAATAACTCCATCCCTTATCTTTTCCTAAAATAATACTAATTAGATAATATCTAAAATCCGATTTGTTAACTGAATTTAACTCTTCTTCTAGATATTCTTGGTAAGTTTTTGTTTCTTCTGATTCTTCTTCTGATTCTTCAACTGCTTTATTAATTTCTTCTTCGCTTATTTCTACTTCTTGTTGTTCTTCATCTTTAACCCTAATATTTTTATTTGAATCTTCTATTTCTTCAAGTCTATCATAATAATCAGGTATCTCAACTAGATGATCCATAGCTATTTTTCTTGCTTCTTCAAGATTATCTGTATGTTCTTTCTCATGATAAGACCCTTTAATTAATTGTTCTTCAATTTCTTCCACAGAGACATTATGTTTTTTCGCTATGTTCTCAACTGATAATCCTTCAGATAATCCTTTGCTTTTTGATTGCAAGAAGTCATAAAACTCTTTGAATAATTTTTCAAAATCAAGAACTCCTTCTTCATTAACATAATCAATAAGATTTGCTTTTTTAAAAGATTCCATTTTTTCATTAAATCCAGTATCCCAATCTCCATTAGGATACTTACCTACTTTAATCACAGGAGAGACTATAGTTTCGTTTTCATTGTAATCATCAATAACTTGTTTACAAGCATCTTTAAGTTTTCTAGAAATAAATTCTTTACTATTAGAGTCTAAAAACTTTATTCTTGTTATGATTTTACTCATTATAATCATCTCCTTAATATTTCTTACCAAGCATGCCAAGGGCTTGTTTGATAATATCTGTAATATCTTTAGAGAAATCGAGTTTATTAATAATACTATTTATTTCAGCTTTAGTGTATTTTAATTTGGCTAAAGCTTTTTTAGTATCCTCTTTCATATCTTCCTCATTATTTTTACTGTCAGTATCTTTGTTATTCTCTTCCTCAGGAGTATCATATTTCTCAACAATATCTGACAACTTAACTTCATTTTTAAGTATTGCTTTAAGTCTAGAGTCTAATTCGTTTTCTTCCAGTAAATTAAAAGCTTCTTTTTTCCACTTGTTAATACCTAAATAACCATGTTTTTCTAAAACTGGGCTTTTGATATCTGTACCTCCAAGGGACTTATCAGGGACAGAAATTACAACTCTACCAATAACTTCTTCGCCTTTTTTAATCAAAGAAGAACCATTGATAGTCATTTTCAAATCTTGATTTTCTCCTAAAAGTTGTTTAGGACTTAATTTAGTCTTCGCAAACTTCATTAACTCCTTCAATCCTCCCTTAGTACTTCCATAACCTAGGATACCCCAGTTAAGGTTACTTCGCTTGAAGTAACCTACAACTTTATTAGGATCCATAGTAAGCTTATCATAAGGAAGTTTAGACCATTCTCCATTAGACATTGTTATAGGTCCACGTTTAAAAACTATTTCTAGTTTTGCTTTATTTGGATCTTTTTTAGTATATTTTTTATATCTAGTAGCTAATTTATTTATTTCTACTTGAATATCTTTAATGCCTTCATCATGGAGAGTAATAACTTTGGTCATAATGAACCTCCTAGTCTTCTGAAACACCAATTACAGAATCATCTACTTCATCCGCAAGTTCTGGTTTTACTTTAACAATAATGTCTTTTGCTATTTTCTTAGATACATTAGTTATTTCATCTATGTCTTTTTCAATTTCCAATTCAAGATTCTGTATTTCTTTTTGATCTACTTCTGTTTCTTTTTTAATAAGATCAGAGATAGGTATCTCCATATTCTTATAATCATTTCTTAAAGTAACTGCTTGTTCTATACTTATAGAAGCCATTTTAGGATTCCATTCAATACCAGAAGCTAATGCTTCGTTTTGTAAACGAGTCATAGCGTATTGTTTCTTTTCTTCCCCTCTTCCATCTCCAAACAATCTTTCAGATTCTCTTACGATATTGCTTGCAGTATATAGATAGAATTGTCTTTTTTCTGCTTCTATTTCTTTTTTCTTGGCTTGTCTATATTTAAACCAAGTTCTACCAGCAGTAGCAATTGACCCTGATACAGCTATTGCTCCAGGGATTATTATTGCTAATAATTCAGCATCCATATTAGAATTCCTCCGTTTTCTCAACAGATTCTTCTGTTGTTTTTGTTACTCCTTTGTCGAGATTATTCAAAGATTTAAGAGAAGCTTCTAGCTCTAAGATTGTTTCTTCTTTGTCCGCTATTGACTCTTTTTTAGTCTTAATTTGATTATCAATCTCTACTTTTTGAACTTGAAGCCTAGAAATATCTTCTCTTGTTCCACTAATATTTTCTTTAAGATCTTCAAGAACTTTTGTTAGGTTTTTAATAGTTTTTTCTAGTCCTGTAATACGCATAACTAGTCCTCCTTAATATTAGTTACCCCTTTGTTTAGGTGTTTCTTGCCTGTTCTAATTGTTTCTTGATGATTTTTCTTAGGGTTTCTTAACTGGTCCATAGTTCGGATAACTTGTTTAGTTTTACCTTTTTTACCTTTTTGAACAGTAATAACTTGTATTTGTTTGTTAATAACTTGACTTCTTAATTTCTTAAGCTGTGCTTTCTTTCTGTTCAAATTAATTGAGGTAACTATTAATAGAACGATAAGAACTATTACTAAGATAACTACTACTTGCATAAACGTTAAAGAAAGACCTAATGTTCCATTGACAAATTCTAATACAAAATTGATTAAAGCTGTGAATAAATTTTCCATTTTACTTCTCCTTTTTATTTTTTATTTTTACATTTCTTCCGATACAGATTGAACAGATGTTTTGACTTTTGCTTGTTTCTCTTTAAGCAATTTGTCAGGGGTTTGACCGACGGTATTTGGTTTTGATACTTTAGTTATTTTACCTTCTTCTGTGGTTTCAAAAGTTTCAATACCAATAACTTCTCCGTCTTCTTCGATAGAATACAATTCAACACTCTTATCTACGATAAGTACTTTTTTCTTAATTAAGAATCTTAATTCATCTGTTCTCTTTATCTTAGCATCGATTGTTTTGTTAAATTCTTCATCAATAACAATTTGATTAGTTCTTCTTTTGTTTTCGATTAAGAAATTATTGTATTCTTTTAAAGCTGTAAGCATTAACAAGATGTCGTCTCCGTCTAAAGAAACATTTAGCAAAGCAACTTTTACTTTAGACAATACTTCATCAGTAATAATTTCTTCTGCTGTTGTGTTCTCTTGACTTTTTACTTCTTTTACTTCTTCTACTTCTTCTACTTCTTTTACTTCTACTTCTTCTACTTCTTCTACTACTGGTTCTTTTACTTCTTTTTCTAATTTCTTGTCTTCCATAATATTTCTCCCTTATTTATTATTTTTTAATCTTGAATTACTTTCTTGAATTACTTTCTTAACTGACTTGCCTATCTCTTGTAACTCTTCTTCCTCGCCAAAACTAGCTAACTCTTTCCATTCAGATCTAAGCTTCTTTAAATCCTTTAAAGCTTTATCATCTACTTTTTTAATATCGCTGTAAGTAATTTCTTCAGTTATTTGAGCGACATCTTGTAACCAATTATCAATTGAGGAAGGTAAATCATTAGAGTGGTTGTTGTCAACTAATCTAATTGTTCTTACTACTTCTTTAACTCCTTCGTCATTGTAAGCATAAATGTCTGTGTAGTGTTCTATTTCCCCTTCTTGGTTTTCAATGTTGTAAGTGTAAGAATCAGCAACAGTAAAAATTTTGTCTCCTACTTTAACTGTTTTTGAGTCTTCCATATAGAATTCTTTAGTTTTGCCTGTACAAATATCATAGATCTTGTCAGTGTAACCGTAAATTCCTTCCCATTCTAAGTATTCTTGAAGGGCATCATAACCTTCTACAGTAGCTATGTCCCAAATAGAAGTCGTGTAACCGTAAATTCCTTCCCATTCTAAGTATTCTTGAAGTAATTTTTTAGGGTTATTGTTTTTAATCATTTTATCTTTAGTTTTCTTTTTAGAATATTTTTTATCTCTTATCGTAGCCATATGACCTGCTCTTGCTGACATAACAACAGCGATGTGATTTCCTCTTATTTTTCTTTGTGTCCAAGTAGTATCATCCACATCACAATTGTATCCTGCTGATAACTCATTTACTCTATGTGTTTCAACATCCTCAATAAGTTTAGCATCTGTAAGAATCAAATCAGCTTCTAAGTGACCTTCAGTATTTGTATCAGCAATGTATTTGATATTGAACGCCATACCCTTTGACAAATAATCCCAGTTAACTCCTACTTTTACATCATCTTCAGGATGATCATCTGTAATAGGTGCTCCTTCAAAAGAAGCAATTGTAGCAGGAGAACTTACCTCTTCAACAGGTCTATCTAAATAAATGAATTCATCTTCTCCAGGCTGAATAACTAAGTCCAATTCTGATTTGTGATATTTTTGTTTTCCAGTTCTAGCAAAAGTACAACCTGTAACAATAAGCTGTCCTTTATCATTTTTAATCCTATGAGCAGATAACTTCACTCCAAAGTATTTAGTGTCTTTAAATTTCATATGTCCTCCTATGATAAAGTCTGCTTAGACTGTTTTTCATAAATTGATTTACTTACTTCTTTAGCAGGCATTATCCATTCTTTAAATAATATCTTAGAATAACTATTTGTTCTAGTATCAAATATTCCATAATACTCTTCTCCCATTTCTGAAAGCTTTTGCTTTGAAATAATTGAATCCGCTTCTTTTTGAGTAAGAAGACTAGCTCTATCTTTATCTTTGCTCCACCATAAAGGCATCTTACCTCTATCTGTTTCTACGACAGCATACTCTTTATCTGAGACATAAGTATCCATAGAGTTTAAAAATTTCTTAATGCTTGGAAGATGAACTACTATGAAGGAGTTATCGTTTTCATAGTCATAGTCGTTATCTCTAACTGTTTTAACGAATTCTTTAACCCCTTCATCGTTATGGACATATAAGTCAGTGAATCTTTCTTTTTTGTTCTCTTGATTTGTTACTTCATAGGAGTAGGAATCAACTACATCTAAAATCTTATCTCCTATCTTTACTTTTTTGATTTTCATAATCTGTATTTCCCTACACTATTTTACCTGCAAACTCGTCTTCACGATAGAGATAATCAGGATGCAATTCATAATCTAGGTAGTCTTTAGCATATCTTACTAAATTTGTTCTTGATCCGCTAACAACATAATTACGCTCCCCTTGGAAGAAGTTTTTACCTAAATAAGTAAGGTTATAATCTTTTGCTATTTCTAAGTCTCTTTTTGTTAATCCTTCCATTGGAAATAGGTAAATAAAACTACCTGTTCCTCCTCCTTGATTTTTACTATCTGGAAGTCTCTTTACTCTTCCTTCTTTTCTCAAATTAAGGTCTCTTTGATGTTGTTCAATAAAGTCTACTATATTTTGCTTAGCTTCTTGAATTTTAGTTGAATCATCAGGTAGAAATTCTACTGCTTCTAATGCTTGACTTAAAGCCGTTTTAAGTTCAGAAACACTATTAGCACTAAAAGCTCTAGCTATTGCTTCTGATAAAGGCTTTTGTAATTCTGTGTCAACTCCTTCAATATTAGCTGAAGGTTTAGTCATTTTACCTGTAAGAACATAATTTCCTTTAGACCCTACCCAGTTTCCCTTGTAATCATAAGGTCCTCCTTCTTTATAAACTAATTCTTGTCTAGGTCCTCTATAAGATATACCTCTTATTGTTCCTCTAGATTCTAATTCTTTTAGTTTACGAAGAAGTTCTTTTAGCTTTCTTCTCTCATTTTGCCACACAGACAAGATATCTGAATTTGAATTATACCTTCTACTACGTCTTAAATTCTTCTTCTCTTTTATTTCTTCAGTATCTGTTTCTTTAAGAATACGTCTGATATAAGCTTCAGCTTCAGTAGTAAGAGGTTCTACTTTGTCGTCTTTAGAAGAAATGTAATTCTTTCCTGGAGTACTAGTAGTTATTAAAGGCTTCTTTTGTCCTTCTATGTATTTTTCATTTTGATAAGAATTCTTTAATTCTCTTAAATATTTTTGTTTATTAAACACAAAATCTCTTTTACAGAAATCGCTAGAATAATAACTAGAGATATAAGTATTAAGATTTGCATTATTAATAATTTTATCAATAGCAGAACACAAGGTTTTAAACTTGTCTTTATCTGCTGTTATTAAAGCTCTCTTAGAAATCGAATCTTCTTCTTGAATAGCTTTTTCCATTTCTCTTTCGCACTCGTATTTTGTTTTACCTCCATACTTTTCATAGAAAGGTATTAATTCTTTTTTAACTTCTTCATATTCTGGTATCCAAGAAAAATCAACATTCTCTTCTATACTTTTAGGCTTAGTCAAATGAATTAATTCACGAGTTCCTCTCCAATCATGCTGTCCAGGGAATAATCTTCCTCCTTTACCGCTTAAATAAAGAAATTCTTCAGGAAGTTTTCCTTCTAACCAACCCCAAGATTTACCTTTAGCTCCTGCTTCATTTATTAGATTTATGATCTGGTCTGCATTCATGTCTTTAAGAGTTTTTCTCGAATCTCTAATCTTTCTCTTCAAAGTCAATTTTTTCCAGTCTTCCATAAATTTAATTGCTTCTTCATAACTATTTAAATCTTTACTAATTTCTCTTTCTTGATTTTTTCTATCTGCTGACTCCCAGACAATAGATACTTCAATATCTTCTGGATCACTAACAGATCCTCTGGCTCTAAAAAATACAGTGTATAATTCTCCGTTAGGCATCCTAATTTCATTATGAAGAGCTTCCATTCTTCTTTTTGAACTTTCCACTAATCTAGAAGGATTGAATTCTTCTATAGATATTTCACCTTCAGAATCAGTTAAATATACTGGACCTGTCCATCCTCCAAATTTCATTTTAACAAGACCAGTTTCTTCTGCAATTTCTTTCATTAAACCGAAAGCATATTCAAGAAGACCCTCAGGAGTGTTTCCATCAACTTCGATGTTCATTGTAAATCCCTCATAGTAACCAGGATCAACTGTAAGTTTAACTTCGTCTCCATAATAGTCTTCAGATAATTCGTAACCTTTTTCTTTGATCTTTTCATTAGCATCATCAACAAGATCTTCTACTTCAAGAAAAGTATCGTGCATCCATTCCTTGTCGTCATATTCTTCAAGTTCTCTTAAATCAATACCATAGCTAGGCATATCATCTTTTGAATGCTTATAGTTTATAGCTCCATCTTTGAAAGAATCATTAACCCCTTCAAATGCTTTATCAAGTTTATCTTTAAACTTTTCTTTGTTTTTATTATTAAAATTAAACACATGTTCAGAACGATATATGTAATTAGATGCTTTTCTTAAAGCTTCAGGTACTGTAATGTTTTCTAGGGTTTCAAAATAATCAAGCATTTTGTTTACAATATCTTTGTCCCATCCATTTTCTTCTGCTTTGTGCCAGATGTGGTGGTGAAAATCTTGCAAGTAACTCTCCTCATCAATATCTTGAAGACCTCTTTCTAATGTTTCTGCTTCTTGTTCAAGATACTCTGTTAAAGTTAAGATGTCTGAATCTTTTGTAGACTTAGAAGAATCTTGTTTATCCAACTCATTAAGAGTCTTAGCTTTTTCTTTCATAGCTTTTTCAGTACCAAAAGCAACCCATGCTCTTGATCTTCTTGCAAAAACTCCCCATTCTTTACCTTTGTACTTTGAAGCTTCGTATTGATTACCAGAATCTCCAAAACTTTTAGTATCGTTTAAAACCACATAAAGTTTTGTTAAAGAGAAAGGTTCAATCAAATCAAATTTGCTTCCAAAATATTCAGAAGCGACTTTCTCAATTTGTTCTCCAACTGTAGTATCCCAGTCTATGTCAAAATCATAAGTATATTCTTCATTTTTGTCATAGAAGTATTTACCGTCGGTTTCAAAATAGAACATATCTCCCCAAGGAGTATCTTTGAAATAATTATTTAAGGCTTCTACAAAACCATAAAGATCTTTTTTCGAATCTAAAACTTTAATTGCATATCTTTTAACTTTTTTAATCATAATCTATTCCTCCTTGAGTACTGTTTCTACTACTTCTTCTACTACTTCTTCTACTACTTCTTCTACTACTGGTTCTTCTACTTCTTCTACTTCTTCTACTTCTTCTACTTCTTCTACTTCTTCTACTTCTTCTACTTCTTCTACTGCTGGTTCTTTATATAATCCAGTCTCTTCTAGATATTCTCCATCTTCTTTAATTACTTTTGTGTAAAACCCAGAAAGAACAAGAAGATTAGTTAGTTCTTGAATTCTTGTTTCTTCTTCAGGAGTAAACTCCTCAGGAATTGGTAGAATTAATCTTTGGTACCTTCCTATATCTTTTTTTAATTGCTCCATTTCAACATTTAATTGTTCTACTTTTCTTTGATAAGTCTTATTAGAAGTTTTAAGAGCGATTAAATCTTCTTTGCTCAAATGATTCTCTCTTTTTTCAACAAGAAATTCTAATTCTTTAGCAAATTGCTCTACTACTTCTTTAGGGAGTTTTATCATTTTTTACCTCTCTCCTTTATTCTTTTAATTCTATAATTTCTTCTTAAGAACTTAGGATCTATAGCTTTAGATAAAGCTTCGGCATAATAGATCTTTTGTTTCCTTGTAAGCTTCATATCTCCTATTTTTACTTCCTTAGGAGTTTCTTTTGACCCTATTAAACCAATCACTAGATACTTAGCGTCTTCCTTCTCAGGAGAATTAAACACTTTCAAATCATACATAAATTCAAGTTTCTTTTTGTCTTCTTCTAGTCTTGCTTCCCAATCGTTGCCTTCGCTGTCTAGTTCATTATATAAGTAAGTCAAAACAGCTAAAGGTTTTTCAGGTAATTGTTCTTTTCCTTCCATTACTTCATATAAGGATACAAAATCCTGATATTCACTTAAACCATCATAAGAAAAAGGAGTAGTACTTCCTTCAGAGAAAGAGTCACTTAGCAACTTTAACAGATACTGATAATTCTCATTTTCTATTGAATCAGAAACTCTTCTTGTTTTGTCAGATCTATTTATTCTCTTTGTTCTTTTAAATAAACCTGAGTCATTAATTTTAGTTAATCTTCCTTCCCATATTATGCTTTCATTATACCCTATTTTATCGCTTCCTACTTTAACTAGATAATATTGTCCAGCATCAGGGTTATTTAATCCAGGATTAACTTCAGACTTGTCTACAGGTCTAACAATCTCCCCATCAAACTTTGATCCATATTGATATATTTCTACTTTATCTCCCTTTTTAAGATAATCTCCTAAACTTAAAGAATAAGCTTCAACAATCCCTTGCAGATCTCCATTAGGAATATCTAAGTTTTGTTTTCTTAAGTATTCAATTACTTTATCTTCATCCCCATTGAATCTTTTAAACAACTTATACAAACTGTCTTCAGATAATAGGTCTTCCGATTCAGAATACCATAATCCTTCATCTCTTAATTCACTTGCTAATTCTTGAGACAAACCTCCAATTATCATAACAGATTTACCTGAAGGAGTCAACACTTCTGTATTACCTTTAGAAGTGGTTCTATAATTATAAAAATTATATTCTCTGTTTTTAGAAATAGAAACAACTTTATTTAATTCTTCTTTTGTGTTTATTTCTACAGCATCTTTCAATTTAGAAGGAACATCTCCTCTATTACAATCTTGAATTCCAATATTGTAACCCATTGGACCAAACATAAAGCTGTTAAATTCTGCCATTTCAGAACGAGTAAGTCCTGCTTCATTTGCAATTTCTTCAATAAGTCTATGAGATTCTTTAGTTAGATATACTAACCCTTCATGATCTTCAGAAACCATTTTTTTATTGTCTAATATAGCTTGAATTCTCTTTTTCGCATCCTCTTTAAGAATTTTCTCAGAAACTAACTTAATTATACCTCCATAAGTATAAACTACCAAGTCGTCGTAATTTGCTAGGTTTTTCACTAGATCGTTTCTTTCTCCTAAAGTTAATCCAGGGCTTGCATATAAATCATAGATTCCTAGATGGTTTTTGTCTTTTTCAAGAGATGCTATGACTTTGTCATAATCAGAAGATCTATTTTGTCCTCCTAGAGATCTAACTTCTTTCTCTACAATAGCAGGAATGTCAATGTCTCCATCATCCCCAACAGTTAGCATAGCGAAGGAATCTTCTATTGTTACTCTTCCATCCTTTTGGATAGCTCTTTTTATTGCTTCTTTATGAGAATTAACCCACTCAGATTGTTCAGGAGAAAGCCGATATTCTGGGTCTTGTAAAAATTCCCAAGGTTTACCATCAGTTCTAATGTCCTCTCCTTCAATATCTGCAGAAACAAAGAACTCTCCTAAAGAAGAATGTTTTATATAAGTATAACCATAATAAGTTCCTTTATCTTCTTTATGTTCACTTGATGGAGATATTGTAGTAACTTTAGTTTCTTTTTTGATTGTTTTCTTAAATAATTTTTCAATTTCTGGTTTAAACATAACCTTTCTAATTAAAGGATACAAATTAGAAGGGAATTTAGTTAATAACTTTTCTTTCTTTAATTCATTCCAAACCCTATTTTCAACAATGTTATTTGCTCCAAATACACCTTGATACTGAGGTTCTTCTTTGGCTAAAGATTTTAGTATGCGTTCAATGTGATTTAAGATTTCCAATTGTTCTGTCTTCTTTAAATAAGTTTGATTAAAATCCTTAAAAGACTTCTTCATATCTAAAGGCTTTTGAACTACACTATAACCCATTCTGTAGTATTCTTTTTCTCCTTTAGTGAGATAACTTCTCATTCTCTTAGCATATTCCTTAGCTTCTTCTTTAGTATCAAATTCTTTCATTATGATACCTCTTAATCCCCCTTTATCATAGTAATCTCCCCTTTTGTGAGAAGCATCAATAGAACCAATGCTTCCTCCTTTTTGAATTACTAAATAACTAAGAATGTCTTCAGGATTATTTTCTTTATAATTATCAGAATCTTTAAGAGTTTTGATTATCTCGTCTACTCTTCGGTCTACTGCTTCGTCAGAATTAAAAACCACAAATACTACATAATCTCCATCTTCTGAAGGTTCAAATTTTTTACCTCTATCACGAAGGTATTGTTTGAAAGCTTCTGCTCGTTCACCTTTCTTTAAAGTATATGTAGCTTTGAATGTTTCATTAGAATCTTTAATAGGTTTAACAAATACATAGTTATTAATTGGATACTCAGGTTCTCCTTCAGGATTTTTACCTTTATAATGAATGTCTGCTTTATCATCATAAGCAGGTAAAAGGTTAGTATCACAATAATACAAACCTGTTTTAACATCTTTATAAAGCTCTCTATCCCAAGAATCTGTTTTTCCAATACTTTTTAGTTTAATAGGTTCTTCAGAATCTTTAAATTCTTTATCTAAATATAATTTGTTATAAGCTTGTTCATTCTGGTCTCTTAAAAACTCTTTGACTGTTTCCCAATTTCTAATCCAGTCGTGAGTTCTTTCTTTTAATATACCAACTTCTTCTTTAGTCAAAGTCATCTTATCTTTCCATTTATTAATAAAAGTTAAAATATCTTTGTCATTGTGAAGTCTATTAAATACTTTAGGGTTTTTCGATACTTCTGCTACTAGATATCCCGATAAAGAATCTAAATTAGGACCTCCTTCAGTAAAAAGTTCTTCTAGGTTAATAGATTCTTCAGAATAACGGACTTTAGAATCTCTTAGATCAACAGTACCTTCTTTAATAAGGATTTCTTTAACTTCTGAAATAGTTCTTCGTGAAACATCCTCTCCAAAAATACGCTTACCCACTTCTTTAATATCTTTAGTAGTACAAGCGTTTCCTTTATTATTTTTAATTATCCACTCAGCTATTCTTTTAGCTAAATAAAAAGCATCTTTAAACTTCATTTCCATTTTTTATTCTCCTGTCCCTATAAAGGATTTAATCCATTCTGGTGCATTAGGATTCTTACTCCATATAGTAGCAATTAGAAGGAATAACAAGAAGAGGATCATTATGTAAAATAAAAAAGCCAACAACCACTTAAGTTTAGCAGATTTAACTTGTGTTCCTATTCTTTTTAAGAAAAAGATAATAGGAGTTAAAGTAAAGAAAGAAATTAAAGCCCAGACAACAAACCAAAAGTTATTTATTGCTTTGGCTATAGTAATCTGCCACATAGGTCTTCCTGCTTCATCTAAACCTAGATTTTCACAAGCATCTTTATTGGCATTATACGTAGCTCTTACAACTCTTAATTGTTGTTTATTCTTTTTAATTTCTATACTAGATAAGACTTCTTCTTCTGCAGATTGTAAAACTTTCTTTTGTACACTATCGTTGTTTTTAACAGTGTGCATAACTGCAGACTGATGAACTTTTTCAACCATTTTGTCTGTTTGATCTTCTACATTTTGAACAGACACATCATGATTTTTTAAATCCTCCAGAGCTTCATTTACTACTTTCTTTAAAGTATTAGGAGCAACAGCTTTTTCAAGATTCACAGATTCAATTTTTATTTCTTCTTCGTATTCTTCATCTTCTTCATCTTCTTCATCTTCTTCAAAAACTTGCTCAATATCATCTACTTCATCTTCATAAATATACAAAGGCTTTTTTTCTTTTTTATGTTTTCCATTTAATTTAATACTTCCCATAGTTATCTTTTTCCTCTCTACGTAATATTCTAAAAAGATAAATTAAAACTATGATTTTTCTTAGATATTGAAATCTCTCTAATCTTATCTGGTCTTAATTTCTTTTGTAACCAATTCATTGCTACTTCTTCTAAATCTTTTTGTTCTTCTTCTGTTAAATAATTGTAACAGGATAACCTAGCAGAGCTTTTTTCATAATTTATAGTTATTTCTAAACCCTTATCAGAATAATAGTCATTTAAATATGATGCTAATTCTTCAAGTAAAGTATTTTCATCTTCTTTAGAAATAATGTGTTTTCCCATTATTAGTATTCCTCTAAAATAAGACGATTAATAGTTATAATAAATTCCTCATTTTCATAATCAAAATACACTTCTATCTCTCCTTTAACTGTTCCTTCTCCTCCAGTCAAAGGGTTATTATAAACATAAGTATCTAAATCGCTGTCAAGATCTTTTATTAAATGTTTTTGATTGTATTTTGTTTCTGAAATAAGCTCTATATCTGAAA